GCCGCTGGCAACTCTGTAGGCGAGATCACATTCTTGCGCACGTACTCACGCAAAAAAGAAGATGGCACTAAGGAAACTTGGGCTGAGGTTTGTGAACGTGTAACTAACGGTACTTATTCTTTACAAAAAGATTACGCAAAACAGCAGCGTCTTCCTTGGTCTGATGCTAAAGCTGCAGCTTCAGCTAAAGAGTTTTTTGACACTCTGTTTAATTTAAAGTGGTCTCCTCCAGGTCGTGGACTTTGGGTTATGGGAACCAACATTGTAAATGTTCAGAAAAACTCGGCTGCTTTGCAGAACTGTGCTTTTGTATCTACTTTGGAGATGACCAAGACCAACCCTGCCAAGCCTTTTGCGTTCCTCATGGAAGCCTCGATGCTCGGCGTCGGTGTTGGCTTTGACGACAAGGGAGCTGATAAGAACTTTGAAATTTATGCTCCTAATAGTGTGATCCAGGCTTATGTTATTCCAGATACTCGTGAGGGTTGGCAGGAATCTACTGTTGCTTTGATTAACTCTTATCTAAAGCCAGACCAGGCAACTATTGAGTTTGATTACAGTGAGATTCGTCCATATGGTGCGCCTATTGCTACCTTCGGTGGTACTGCATCTGGTCCAGACCCATTGGTTCTTCTACATAATGAAATTCGTAGAATTTTTGGTGGTCGTGCTGGTGAGCTTTTAACTACAGTAGACATTGCAGATATTGGTAACTTGATTGGTCGCTGTGTTGTGTCTGGAAACGTTCGACGTTCTGCTGAGTTGCTTATTGGTCGTATTGACGATGACAACTTTTTGAATCTAAAGAATGCTGAGGCTTTCCCCGAGCGTAACTCTTATGACCCAGAAAATCCTGGTTGGGGTTGGATGTCAAACAACTCAGTCATGGTGAACGTTGGAACTGACTTTTCAAAGATTGTTGATGGAATCATCCGCAACGGTGAGCCTGGAGTTATCTGGGAAGACATCTCTAAGCAGTATGGTCGTTTGATTGACCCAATCAACAACAAGGACCACCGCATTATGGGCTACAACCCATGTGCAGAGCAGTCGCTTGAAAGCTACGAAATGTGTACTCTTGTTGAGACTTACCTGAACCGTCACGAAAGCAAGGAAGAATACCTTCGTACTTTGAAGTTTGCCTACCTATACGCTAAGACTGTAACCCTACTCCCTACCCACTGGGAAGAGACCAACGCAATCATGCAGCGTAACCGTCGTATCGGAACTTCTATGTCTGGTATTGCTAACTTTGCTGACCGCAAGGGTCTTCCAGAACTTCGTACTTGGATGAATGAAGGTTATGCAGTAGTCAAGAAGTATGACGTTACTTACTCTGAGTGGCTAGGTATCCGTGAATCAATCAAGACCACAACTGTAAAGCCATCAGGTACTGTATCTATCTTGGCTGGTGAGAGCCCAGGTGTTCACTGGACTCCAGGTGGAGAGTACTTCCTTCGTGCTATTCGCTTTGGAAACAACGACCCGATGTTGCCTCTGTTCAAGATGGCTAACTATCGTGTAGAGCCAGCTTCAGAATCACCAGAGACAACTTCGGTTGTGTTCTTCCCAATTAAGTCTGGTGCCATGCGAGCAGAACGCGACGTATCTGTGTTTGAAAAGATGAACCTTGCTGTTATTGCTCAGCGTTACTGGTCAGATAACTCTGTGTCTGTAACTGTTACTTTTGATCCAGAAACTGAAGCAGACAAAATTGGTACTGTCTTGCACATGCACGACGGTCAGCTAAAGACTGTGTCGTTCCTACCTTCAGGAAACCACGTCTATCCTCAAATGCCATATACCCAGATTACAAAGGAAGAGTATGAAGAAGCTGCTAGTAGTTTGTTCCCTATCTCATTTGATGGTGTTTACGCTGGTATGGCTATTGATGGCATTGGTGAAAATTATTGCGTGACAGACGCATGTGAAATCAAGTTGATTGTAGAGAACCAGAAGTAATGGTAACCGTATACAGCAACCCAAACTGCACTGCGTGTGAACAGACTAAGAGATTCCTTACCGTTAAGGGTATTGAATTTGAGGCTAAAATGATACAAGATAGTCCAGAAGTATTTTCTCTTATTGAAGAGAAAGGCTATGCGTCAGCCCCCGTCGTAGTGGCGGGGGAGGACAGCTGGGCTGGATTTAGACTAGATAAGTTGAATAGCTTAGTTAAGGAATAAAAATGCCTACATATGAATATAAGTGTGAAAATCAACCAGAAGATACTAGTCATAAATATGAAGATATTCGTCATATGACTGATCCTGAGCCTGAAGCAGAAAAGTTAATTTGCAAAATAGAAGGATGCGGTGGTAGACTCGAACGTGTATTCAATGCACCCCCAATTCAATTTAAAGGTATGGGGTTCAGTACTGGCCAATCTTGGCGTTAGTCAAGTAGAAAGATAACATGTTCGATTTTAATATGGATGATTACCCAGATTTTGAAGAGCATGGAACTCCTCCTTGTGCCGAGTCATTTCCAGATGCATTTTTTACGACAGACAAGAGTGAATCTTCTGTCCTAAGAAATGGCAAAATTTCTATGAAAACTTGGGCTAGATATGACTATGAACGGGAAGCCAAGGCAATTTGCGCTGAATGTCCGTATAAAAAAGCTTGTTTAAAGTATGCTATGGATCACTCAGAAATTGGTATTTGGGGTGGAACTACCGAATTAGAGCGTAAAAGAATGAGAAATAGGACTGAAATAAAAGTAACTAAGAAGCCTGATACTATCGTATAATAGATATATGCCTCTGGGAGAGGGGTTAAATTTACTATCCTCTCGGGAGAAACTATGAAACTCGTATTAACAATCTTTAAAAGAACGATTGCTCTTGTAATTCTAAAGGTCAGTGCCGTTCTAGCTGCTGGTTCTATTGGTGGCGTTGAACTATGGAAGTCAGCTTTGATTGCTGCTTTCGTTGGAATCATGGAAGTTGCAGAGTCTTTGGCTCGTGCTTACGTCGTAGATGGCAAACTAGACTCCGATGAAATTAACATTGCATTTGCTAGTTCAGCTGAAGCTGCTTTAGCTGAGACCAAGAAGTCTTCTGTTAAAGAATAAGCCCAACCCTAACTAACAAGTCCCTCAAAAAAATCGAGGGATTTGTTGTATTTGCAGTAAAAATTTGCTAGAGTAATTAATACTGTAAATATATAAAAGTAAGGAAATCATGGATTTTGAAGAATGGCTTCGCATAGGAATTGAAAATAATTGGGCTGGACCGAGTATTTGTTACACCCATGACGGACTTCCGCTTAGTGCAGATGAAGATGAAGAGTTTTCTGAGTCAGATCCATGTGTTCACATTATTAGACTATATGAAGATGAAGAGCATAAAAGGGCTATAGAAGAGAATCATGCTCCGTCTGTGTGGAGAGCAACAAACCGTGGTATTGAGTTATAATATAATTCTTAAGGAGATATAAATGGCAAAAGGTAAAAGTGGCGCAAAGCCAGTGCCTGAAGTAAAAAGTTCTGGTAGACAGAATGGCAAGGCGTCAAAGAAGCGTCCTAAAGTTTGGGATCCAGAAAAGCGTAAGCTAGTAACAAAACAAAACTAAATATTGAGGGGATGACTGGTTTCGACAGTTGTCTTGATGTTAGTGAAGCAAGCAGAAACGGCCACGCATTCTTAAAGTGTGGCAAAACAATAAATGCTGAACGTACTTCCGCATTCGCTCTAGCCGCGTGATTTAATCGCAACGCTTCGGCCCCTGACAAAGCACTAGTTCTAGGTGGGCAGTCAGGTTTTAAATAAATAGAACGACCCTCTCGTAGTGCCCTGTAATACCGTGGTTGGTAAAACCTAAGCTTGTAGAAGAATAACTGAACGTCCACTGGACGGGGGTTCGATTCCCCCCATCTCCACGCTTGTAGACAAAGGAGCGTAAAGCGGTCTACCCGTCCTAGGCAACGGAATCTCCAAGGGCTGGCGTAGCCAAGGTGCTACGAGTCGATTCGGTAGGTAGTAGTCGGTAGTGCAAATCTACACAGTCCACGGATTAGATAAGGAGTAAGTAGTGGCTGGTGGCTTCATAAATCCTTACCCAGACCCAATTCCAGACGATTCGCATCATAGGGAAAAGTATTTGACTGGTTGGCTTGGCTGGAAGAATGAATGGAAGAGTTGTTTACTTCTAGTAGTTGGGCTTACTCTTTTTGGCTCGATAGTAGTTGGGGCAGTGGTTCTGGTAAACTACTTATACTCTTAAATAACTATAGGCTCTTTACTGCTGAGTTCACAAGACCAACCAGCAGAGCGAAAGCTTGAGACGACTTGCTAGGTGTACGCCCTGCGAGTGGGAACCTCTGGAACCAAGGTCCAAACTTGGGAAAAGTCAGTACTAGGTCTTCCAAAATTTTTTAACAAATATGCGTTTTGGATTTGACAAAACAAAAAAGTATTTGTTAAAGTTAGATCAACAAGGTTCCGACGGGAAACTTGGAGTATGGCTGAATAACTCGCAAAGCTACATGGGGCGGGTAAAGCACTGGCGGATCTTAGCGGATTGTCTTAGCGGACAAACGTCAGGTGGGCTCAAAAGCGGATCTACTGAACCGTAGTAGTTAGGCCCTGGTGGTAAAAAGCACTCCACCTATTCACACTAAAAACCTCATCTTCGGATGGGGTTTTTACTTTTTTGGTATAGACTTTATTTATTGCCCTTTAGCTCAATGGCAGAGCAGAGAGCTGTTAACTCTAAGGTTGCTGGTTCGAGTCCAGCAGGGGCAGCTTAATTAGTAGAAAGAATGATATGCACGTTGCAATAGCTACACCAATGTATGGCGGAAACTGTAAAGGCGAATATATGCATAGTGTGATGGGGTTGGCATTTGCTTTAGCCTCCCGTGGTGACTATGTGTCTTTTCCGCGTTCCTATAATGAGAGCATCATTAGTATGGCAAGAGATGGTCTTGCTTATGAATTTTTAACATCTAATGCTGATGTTCTTTTATTTGTTGATGCTGATACATCGTTTGATGTGACAGCTGTAGTTAAAATGCTCGACTCTGATAAAGATATTATTGGAGCTATTTACCCAAGAAAAACTCTTAACTGGGATCTAATTAAACAAGTAATACTGAGTGGCGAAGAGGACCGCCTTGAACAACTGACTGGATCATTTACTGGCCGTAATATTCCCCAGGGGACTGAAATTAAGATATCTGAACCAGTTGAAGTTGATGGAGTTGGAACTGGACTGATGGCTATCAAACGCAGTGTATTTGAAGCAATGGCCCCAAATAGTAGAACATACATTGATCACACAATGAAATTTGGTATCCAGGTTGAACGTAAACTTACTCAGTTCTTTGACAATGCTTTTAATGAAAAAGGTGAACTTCTAGGTGAAGATTACTATTTCTGCACTAAATGGAAAGAACTAGGTGGAAAGATATACGCGGCTCCTTGGGTTAACACTTCTCACCATGGAGATTATGCTTACTCTGGAAGTTTTGCAGAAACTTTAATCTTTAATGCAAAGTCTAAATAATACTTTCAAAAACTGTCCAATTAGCTAAAGCTCTTTCCCACGAAAAAATAGATTTAATATCTTTCACTTGCTGTTCTGGGTAGTGCTGTCCGCTTTTAATTTTAATGATTGCTTTAGTAAGCTCTTCTGCATAAAGTTCTGGACTAAGTTGATAATAGTCAATCATTATTCCGTGCCCTAGTGATGTCTCAGGAAGAGCTCCTACATTTGTATGAACACTTAAAAGTCCAGCGGAGAGTGCTTCCATCTGTACAAGGCAAGATGTTTCGGCAAAAATAGATGGGTATGCGTGAATATGTGATTCGCTCAGTGCCTTGTAGACGGTTTTTCTTGGGGTATTGCCATAGAATATGACCCTATTATCTTCAACTAAGGAACCTAAATTATGAGGGAAGTCTGGATAAAAGTCATTAAATATACTTAGTTCAAAGTCTTCTTCTATCATTGGAATAGCTTCCATAAGGATATTAAATCCACGATATGACTGAGATGCATGGATTAGTTTTGGTCTTTGTACGTTATCAAACTTAGACGGGTTAAACTTAATTGGATCTATAGCATTAGGAATTATCACAAACTTATCCTCTGAAATATGAGGTAAGTCAATAACTAGCCTATATTTGTGATATTCAGATACTGCAACAATAAACTTGATTCTACTTGCAAATATGCTATCTTTAAGTAAAGTATTAACAAGCTCGTGTAGCTGATCCATTGGATTATGCATCCAAAGTATCAAATCTTTATCTTTGTAGAATTCAGGATCAAATGATGGAATAGGTCCTGGAAGAACCATACAAAAGTAGTTATTAAACTTTGGAGCATAGGGTAGGATTCTGTCCTTAAACCCTCTAGCCATATACTCTGTACCGCCGAACTTATCTTCGTTGCATACAAAAGGTGGTCGTATTTCCATGTATCTAATCTATCATAAAGTTAATGTACAAAACTATTTTGTATATTGTCGTATAAACTTAGGATTAAGTTTATATGTTAGGCTTTCCATATGACTGATAAAAAAGAACTTATTAAAATAGATTCAATCTATAACATGGATTGTTTAGAGCTTTTCTCCAAAATAGATGATGACTCTATTGATATGATTTTTGCTGACCCGCCTTATAACTTAAGTAAAAGCAATTTTAATATGAAGTTTAGTAAGTCTGGCGGAAACGATTTAAATACAAATAAGGGAGTCTGGGATGACATCAATGAGACCGACTTTGAAGAATTCACAAAAGAATGGTTAGCTGAAAGCTATAGGGTTCTAAAGCCTGGAGGTGCTATATGGGTATCTGGAACATATCATAATATCTATTTAGTGGGGTATGTACTACAAAAACTTGGTTTTGAAATCTTAAATGAGGTTTTATGGCATAAGTCAGATGCCACGCCTAATCTTTCTTGTACGCGTTTTGTGGCAGACCATGAAAACTTTATATGGGCTAGAAAAGGTAAGGGCAATACTTTCAACTATGAAGTTATGAAAGAAATGAACGGGGGGAAGCAAATGCGTTCAATTTGGACTAGGGGAAAGACCGCAGGTGGAAAAAAGATTCACCCTACTCAGAAGCCTGAGTGGCTTTTGGAAAGAGTTGTACTTGCTACTACCAATGAAAATGACTTGGTTCTAGATCCGTTTATGGGGTCTGGTACTACTGCTGTTGTTTGTAAAAAGAATAATAGACACTACGTAGGTTCTGAAAAAGATTTAGATTACTTTAATGCTTCAATAGATAGATTAGACAGAACAGAGAACAAATGATCGGTGAAAAGGAAACTATCCACCTAGCTTGGTGCCACAACGGAATGGTTGATGGCAACTTTATGGTAAGTATTATTGATGTACTTGGTGCCTATTCCAAGAGGTTTGGCTCTTACAATACTGTTCAAGTGAGCGGACTGATATCTCGTGGACGCAATATGCTTGTTGACCACTTCCTCCGTAATACAAAAGATGACTGGCTGTTTATGGTAGACGCTGACCAGTTCTTTACAGTTGATGGAGTTGGGAAGCTTATTGAATCTGCTAATGCAGAAACTCATCCAATTGTCAGTGGGTTGGTCTTCACTCTTCGTAATTCAGTGACACTAGAATCAACTCCGTTGATCTATGGAAGTAATGATGGGTCTGTCTCATTTATGACTGATTATCCTAAAGATTCACTAATCCCTGTTGCTGGAGCCAGTGCTGGTTCGCTACTTATCCACAGGAGCGTACTTCTAAAGATTCAGGAGATGTTTAAGGATAAGACTGGCCCTAGCTGGGCTTGGTTTGCTGATGGAGCTATGTCAGATGATAGATGGATGGGGGAGGATGTTTTGTTCTCTCTTCGTGTCTATGAAGCTGGATTCCAAATGCATGCTCATACAGGAGCCTTGTTCCCTCACCACAAGCAGATATGGCTTCAGGAAACTCATTATGAACAGTGGTTGGAGTCAGTAAGAAATGGCACTGACTGATCCTGTCAATCCTGGAGTAGCTCTTCTATATGCTCGTGTATCTACACAGCTTCAGGTCAATGATGGTGTTTCCCTAGATGTTCAGGAGCGAACTTTAATTAATGCTGCTGAGTTCCATGGGTTTACTTCGTGGGAAGTTATCAGAGAGGAAGGCCGTTCTGGTAAATCTATCAAGGGTAGACCTGTTTTAACAGACGCCCTTACTAGATTAGAAAAGGGTGAAGCAAACGCCCTTATTGTTACTAGAATTGATAGACTTGCCCGTTCAACGACGGACTTCCTAGATATCGTGGATATGGCAAATAAAAAGGGTTGGCGACTAATTATGTTGGATTTGAACCTAGATACCTCTACCTATCAGGGTCGATTCGTTGTAACCGTTATGTCTGCCCTTGCTGAGATGGAGCGAGGTATTATTGCTGCCCGTCAAAAGGATGTCCATAAAGACCGTCGAGACCGTGGAATTAAGTGGGGGGTAGACATGGGACCTAAAAATAAAACTCCGCTTGACATTAAAGAGCGTATTATGGTAGAAAGAAGTAGTGGACGCAGTTACGCTAAAATTGCCGATGGTTTGAACCGAGATGAGGTTCCTACGCAGAACGGTGGTAAGTGGTATGCTTCGACCGTGAAAAACATAGTAGACGCAACTATTGAAGAGAAAGAAACCAAAGATGAGTCGTCGTAGTAAAAGAGTGATTCCTGAGCTAGCCCCTGGTTCTATAGCTAAGTGGACAATTAAAACTGAGATACAGATAAATGGTAGAAATGTTGTTCCTGGTACTGAATTGAAAATTGAAGGTGAACGTGGTCGCTATAGTTTTGTAAAACATGTTGTTACTGAAACTGGAGTTGAATGGATTGATGTTTGGGGGGGACCTAAAGGTGCAAGCACATTCCGCAGTTATTCTATGGAAAAAGTAAAACGTGTACACATTAAAGGTAAGTCTGATGAAAAGTTAGCTCAGCTTCACAAAGAAAAGAAAAGAGCTATTAAAGAAGAGAAAGCAACTTCTAATGAAGAATAGTAGACGCGGTTATCCATGTCGTAAACATCGGATTAGATTCCTAGGAAGCTACTGTCCTAAATGTTATAAGGAACGCCGTGACGCAGAGAGTTGCATCAGGTAGTTTGTAGTGTTACGATTTATATGTCGCTTAACAAAGAAGGAAGCAATGACAAACGAAGAGTATGAGAAGCTAATTAAAGAGATTCGCTTCAACCGCCAGATGCAGAAGAAGCGTCTATATGAGCAAGCTAGACGTGGAAACGCTAAGCAGAAAGAATCTAAATGAGTTTAAATGATTTTGAACATGCTGGAGATGTAACGGACGAAGTAGTAAACGCCGCTATTAAATCTAAAATCGGAAAAGCAACAAATAATGCTATTCGGTCTAGGGAAATTGCAAACCGAGCTTTCGGGGATGCTATTGATGCTGCTTACTTGTTTGGACATGAGGTGGGAGAGATGGATCTCCGTACCCGCCTACTAGAGTGGATTGAAGAGAATCGTACAACTATTGAGTTTGATGGCGGTGGGGTTATGCATCGAGACCACTTCCGCTCTGAAGATTTAATTGCTTTTCTAAAAGCTAGTGAGTAACATGAAAGATGAAGAAGCCAGAATAATCTGGTTAGCAGGTGAAGAAGTCGGAAGACGAGAAGAGCGTGCTAGAATAATTCAGCTACTTGACAATCTTGCATGTACTAATGTATATTGTAGAGATGCAAAGTTAATGCGAACCCATGCAAGTTGCAGGGCTGTTCGTGAGCATATTGAACTAATTGAAGGAGAAAACTAATGGAATCAATTCCTGGATACGATGGATGGAAAACATCTTACCCTTCCAGCTGGGATGCAGAGCCTTGTGAGCATGTGTGTCTTGAGTGTGACGGTGAAGGTACTGCTTGGGATGAAGAGAACCAAGTATCAATAGATGATGAGCCTTGCCCTGAATGTAAAGGTGAAGGTAAATGTGATGGCAATTGCGAGCCTGACGAACCCGACTACAGCTGGGAACCAGAGCCAGACAATGAGTAAAGAACTAAAGATGTTGCTCATTACTATGACGCTATTTATTGGTGGTATTGTTTACATGTATGTAAGTCAGCACTATAAGTGTTCAACCATTGAGTATCAAGATTTGGGTGGAGCACATAGCGTAGATGTCTGTGAGTGGATTAATGAGTGAAACAACTTTTGAAAAGAAATGTGAAATTTTGGCTGACCTTTGGTTAGATTACAGAAATGATGAAACATTTCAAGACTTCATTGCCTACAATGATCTAGGTCTTCCTCTTGCTTACTGTTTAGCTAATGGAATCATTAGCTCTGCAGGAATTAGTGATACAGCTAAGAGTTTTATAAATGAAGGTTTTAGGCTACTTCTTGATGCACTTGATTTAGAAGATGAAGGATTTGAAAAGCTAGAAGATATTCTTTTTGAGTAACCTATGCTTGAAAACTATTACATCGAACAAATTACTTATGACCTTGCAATGGAGATGATTGTAACTAATCATTACTTGCATCGTAAAGCTCCGTACTCTGTGGCTTTTGGTTTGTTTCATAAAAACTCTTTAAAGTGTTTAGGTGTAATTGTCTACGGTGTTCCTGCTTCTATTACTCTATTAAAAGGAGTATGTGGTGAAGATGAATTTAAGAATGTCTATGAGCTTAACCGCTTGTGGATCGATGACAGTGTCCCAAAGAACGGCGAAAGCTTTTTAATTGGTAATACTCTTAAACAGTTAGATAAAGAGATTATTGTGAGCTATGCAGATAGTTCCTACAATCATATTGGTACTGTATATCAAGCAACTAACTGGCTATATACAGGACTAAGTAAGCAGTTTAAAGATCCAAAAGTAAAAGGTCTAGAGCATGTCCACCACACTACCTTAGATAAAGGGCTGACTAAAGCTGAGGTAGTAGAGAAGTACGGGGCTGAGAATGTCTACTATATTGAGCGTCCTCGTAAGCATAGGTACGTGACTTTTAATGCTTCTAGGACTCGTAAGAAGCAACTACTTGCAAAACTTAAATATAAAGTACTACCATATCCAAAGAGAGGAGAAGCCTAATGGAAATAGTAAATATTGCAATTTTAGTAGTAGGTGTGGTATTATTAGGAATCCTTACTAAATACTATGACAAGCAAGAGGAAGAAGATAATGACAACTAAAAGAGTACTTGGAGTTGTATCTGTACTAGTTGCAATTGCACTGATAGAATTGGTTATTGTGCTAGTCTCTCCAAAAAGTGAAAACTGCTGGGACCAGTACAAAACTGAAAACGCAGCTATTGAAGCTTGCGAAACGCATGGACCTATTATTGGAGACTGATGAATTCCGTACTTCCTGCTTATGTAAAAGTTGGACCGCAGATATTTGATATTGTTGAGCGCTCCTCTTCGAAGGATGGAATGCTAACTGATGGTAGCTATGGCTATACGCTTGACAGTAAGAACTTAATTGTAATAGACGCAGATATTCATATCAGTAAAAAACGCGTCACCTTACTACATGAAATAATGCATGCTGCTAGAATGGTTTTTGATAACGGAACGAAACCTAAAAAGACAGATGACTTTGAAGCTTGGGAACATTACTTCATTGGAATTTGGGAATCGTCTTTGTTATTGATTTTGAAAGAAAATCCAGATATCCTTGTCTGGTTGTTAGATGGAGAAGAATAAATGAAAATCTGTATTGCTACCCCGATGTATGGTGGTAACTCTAAGAGCGTATATGTTGCTTGTTTGAATGAACTCATTCAAGCACTTGCTAAAGCTGGACATGATACTACTCATATTTCTATTACTAATGAGAGTTTGATTACTCGTGCTCGCAATACTCTTACTCATATGTTTATTAAGTCTGATTGTGATGCTTTGCTGTTCATTGATGGTGACCACGGATTTGTATCTGAAGACATCGTAAAGATGGTCAACTCTGGTAAAGATGTCATCGGAGCTGTTTATCCTATGAAGTCTATTAACTGGGAAAATGTCAAGAAGGCTGTACTAGCTGGTGTACCAGTCGAAGAGCTTCAGCTTTACACAGGTAACTTTGCAATTAACTTCCTTCCTGACTCTCAAAGTTTTAGAGGTGATGAGCCATTTAAGGTTCGTGACATCGGTACTGGTATGTTGTTCATAAGACGCAATGTATTTGAGCAGATGAAAGAAGTTTGTAATATTTACAAAAATAACTCTCCTGGTGAAATTCCTCTAGGTGAGGAAATTGTTGAATATTTCCCTACTCTAATTACTGATGCTCCTGAAAGCATTCTTTTGTCGGAAGACTATGCCTTCTGTCACCTTTGGAGATCTTTGGGTAATTCAGTCTATGCTGCTCCTTGGGTTCGTATTTCACATGCTGGTGAGTACAACTTTAATGGTAACTTCTTGAAGACTCTAGAGATTCAAAATCAGGTTGCTGAGCCAGAGCCTGTTGATACACTTACACTCGCACCTACTCCTAAAGAAAAGAAAAAGAAGTAACAAATGGCCTTATACAAAGTGACGTTTATATCTAAAGATGATGAAATATCTGAATGCATTTTTATAGACGCAGATACTGCAGATGAAGCATCGGAGTATGGAGTAGCGGTAGTTGAGCAGATAGACCACGAAGAAGTTATATCTATTGTTCGTGAAGCAACTGAAGATGAGATTGCTGCCTATTCTGCTGGACATCGTGATGGTTGGGAAGATCATGTAGATGCTCTACTTCTTGAAGAGCGTATGAAAGAACATAACGGTCGTATGCAACGGATTACTAACTTTGAACCTTTTGAGTCAGTTGAAGTATTTACTTGCCCTAAGTGTGAGTTAATTAAAGACATAGAAGAAGTAAGTGGGCAGCAGACTACTGTTGGTGAATTTGACGCACTTTGGGATATCTGCAAAGATTGTGCTGTATGAAAATTTACATTGCTGGTCCAATGACTGGGATAAAAGATTTTAACTTCCCTTTATTTTTTGAGACTGAAAACAAACTAAAGGAATTAGGACATGAGACGCTCAACCCAGCCGCTAATGACAGTACTGATCTCGAAACTGCCATCAAAGATGCAATTTCCTCTAGTACTAATGGGACTAGTTGGTCTACTTATCTTCGGCGTGATTTGGGTAATCTTGTGTTATCCGATGCTATATGTGTACTACAAGGGTGGCAAACTAGTAAAGGTGCTTCGCTCGAAGTTTACGTTGCAAAAGCGTTAGGCATTCCTTTGTATATTCTCAGGGATGGAAAGCTAGAGCCTAGAGTTACTTGTGTTGGTCTTGCTGGTTGGGCTAGAAGTGGTAAAGATACTGTTGCTGATTATCTTGTTGCTGAGCATGGGTATACTAAACTTTCATTTGCTGCACCTATGAAAGAGGCGCTATATAAGCTCAATCCAAAAATCACTGTTAATAATGTAGTTGGAACTCCTATTCGTATTGGAGTTGATATTTATGGTTGGGATGAATTAAAAGAACATGGACCTGAAATTCGTGGACTATTACAAAGATTTGGAACTGAAGTCGGACGTGAAATGTTTGGTGAAGATTTTTGGGTAAATTATGCTTTACAAAATGTTCCTGATGGTTCAAAGGTAGTTATATCTGATGTTCGTTTTCCTAATGAAGCTAATGCAATTAAAGAACTTGGTGGGACTGTTTGGCGTATTACTCGTGATGGAGTAAACGCAGCTAATGAACATATCTCTGAACATGCCTTGGATGATTACTCATTTGATGGATTACTGCATAATCAAGGAACAATCGAGCATTTGCAATATTTAGTAAAAGGAACTATTCTAAATGGATAAGTCACTAGAGCAAAGACTAGATGAGCTTGCAGAAAGAATTGATATAGAACTTATGACTGTTGAGGTGATAGGTGAAGAAATTGATAAACTTTCTAATAAAATAAAAGAATTTGAGACTAAGTGGAAGAACAGTTAGGTTGGATTTCAGATCCTACCATATCTAGTGAAGAAAAACAAGCACGATTTTTAGAAGAAATTGAGAAAGTTTCTAAAAAAGTTGCTCTTGAGCAGACAAAAAAGGTGTTTGAACACCTACTTTTACTAGAAATTTTAAACTATAGCATAAAAGATGATATTTATTTTGTTAGAAAAGAAGACTATTTGGTCTTTTTAACTCCAGAAAAACTGATAGGATAGCAACATGCGTGAACGTCAAATACGAAAGATCCAGAAGCAACGTCACATGTCAGACATTCTTCTTATGCTTTTAAACAATTCTGTCTTTAAAAATTTAAGTCCTCGTGATAGAAAGAAGATGGCAGAGCTAATATATAAAGCTGAGCTAATCGAAATGTCTGTGCGTGACCGTAAGATTGTTCGTGTAAATGAATCTTTCCAGGATATTATGAACGGTCTAATGAATAGTGGTATTTTTGATGACTTTGACGATGATGAAGATGATGGTCTTTTTGGTAAATAATTTGACTTCTTTCTAGTTGGTGTACTAGAATGTAAGAGTCACATTTGTTCGTGTGTGGCTTTCCTTTCAAATAAAAAAGAACCCCCTGTTGTGATTGGCAGGGGGTTTTTTATTTAATAAGTATTTTTCCTTGACATATACTATGAAAGTATGTATATTTTAAATATGAAAAAATTATTTATAACTCTAGTTGTTGTTGCTACTACAAGTTCATTTACTTATGTTCCAGCTATTGCTGAGCCGTACTCTGGTTACCATGAATATAAAGCTCCTAGTATCACTGCTCAGGAATATTGGGGCAGCGGTGTTAAGGGTGATAGGTTCTCGTCTAGGGCAGAGGGTGGAAGTAAAAATGGTGGTGGGAATGTTTTTCGCTACGATGCAAGTATGGGGACATATTACTACAAAGATCATGTCACAACTGAATGCTATCAAAATTGGACATATAACGGACTATTTTATGTAAAAAATGGTAAGACTTGTAAAGAAGTATGGGATGGCAGTTACAAAACAATTATTGGAGATCCTGGTCTTTTAAACTTAAACTATAAAACTAAATCATTTGACCTATCAATCAGTACTGATAACCCTAAGACAGATAAAGTTCAGTTTTATAGTGGATGGTATGACCCAGCACCGAATAAAAAGACTTATATAAAATCTGATTTGGTAGTCACTAAAATTGGTAAGAATTCTGCTCGTATTAGTAATGTAACTGCAAATAAATCTAAATTGTTTTTTACTTTTGTAGTTACTGATATGAAAGGCACTAAGAGATATCTCTATGAGATAAAGTCCGTTTGGCCCGACCCTACTATTGCAAGTATAAAAATTAATGGTAAAGATTGCTTGACTAGTTGTTCTTTTGATATATCTAGAAGTGAACTAATAGAGACTCACCATTCTGCGTCTTTCAATGACAAACTTAAGTTTCCTATGGAATATGATGATAGAGCTTTCTGGACTAAAAATTATGATATAAGTATTTTGTTAAATGGTAATTATTTAAAAAATCCTTCTTTTAATTGTGAATCTGCTAATGGAGATAGATGGCCTAATTGGGTAGGAGAAAGTAAAAGTAATTCTATTAATGGATATATTGATGGTTCTTTAGGATCTATTAAGTTTTTCTATCTAGCCCAGACTTACTACACTGAGTCAAAAACTATAAAAGGAATTGTAGTTGATAAGGGGGATACCTATTACACTGATATCAAATACCTAAAAAGTGGATATTGGTCTAAGCCAAACGACCGTTATGAATATCTATCTAAAGATGGACTAGAATGGATATCTATTTCAAATAGTGCCTATAATAAAGCAACTACTTTAAACTGTTCTGTTTCGGGATATAAACCAACTGGAAAATCTACAAAACAAGAGTTTGAAATATATAAAAATATAGAAATAACTTTTAATAATTTTGAAGATTTCCAGTCTGATGGTGGTTTTTGCATTGTCGATGGTTGGTGGGATGAAACTAAACCTTCATATCCAACTAAGATGAATGGGAATGACAGACCTTGTACACCTGAAGAATCTGCACTGATTCCAACTAAATAAAAGAACCCCCTGGTGGATCAAGCCAGGGGGTTTTTTCTAGGGGCTGTTTTTATTATGCGTTATACAGTCTGAACGGAGGAACGCTTTTATGCCTGTCTAGTCTGTTATGCCTTCTTGGTAGGAACTACCTTCTTGACTGCGGATGCAACTTTAGAAACAACAGACTTCTTAGGTGCTGCTGTGAAAAGAGTTAGAGGGTCAACTAGACGCTCGAATGGGAGTAGGTGAGCTTCTACGCCTTGGTAGTTCTTTCCCATTGTGGCAACAGTCATGTGGAGGTGGGCACCAGTACTTGCGGAACCGCTAGGGGTGTTCTTACCGCCTCCTACGAGACCTAGAACAGTCTGTCCACCGACAACCTTATCTCCCTTTTTTAGGGTCGGAGCTGCTGCTAGGTGAGCGTATAGAACCCAGTGCTTGCCATCTGCTGAAGAGTGAACAAGAATGTGTCCAAGAACATCAGTCCAAGCTACTAGACCAACTGTGCCGTCACAGATAGCCTTGATTGGGGACTTTTCCTTTGGGTGCCAGTCCTGACCTCTGTGAGGACGGCCGTTGCGATATGGTGCTAGGTTGCCCAGTTCGTCGCCACGAAGCTTTGGGTCAAATGGTTCGTAATAAGTTACGTCTGCCATGATTCTCCTTGTTAGTAAATATTGGGGTTACATCTAATTTTACTACTGTTACTATTCGTCGTCTTTTTCACGTCGAATAGGGAAGGTCAGAATCCAGATAAGTAGGGTAATACCTATCAGCTTTCCAACGATGTCTCTGGCAGAGCCTTCAAGAAGTACCCAACCCAACGCTAGACCTAGTAGGGTCCACGCTTGGTCAAGTAGGTCTTTGAAGAGGTCTCCTAGGAACTTTGCTATCTTCTTCATTATTCTTTCTCTTTCTTGCTTGTTGAAGTTGTTTCGTCAATGTCTTTGATTTTGGTAGTCTGACGGAAGGCAGCGTTGATTTCATCTCTGCTGAGTTTTCCATCTTCTAGGAACGCTAGGGATAGAAGTTCAACAACCTTGGCAACTGCCATGATTCCACCCATGATGGCACTAAACCAGATTGGAATATTAACACCACTAACAGACCCTGCAACTGATCCAGCACCGATTACACCAAGTGCAGATGCAACAAATGTTGCTATAACTCTTAGTATTACGTTTCCAAATAATTTCATTATTTTCTCCTTGTAGTTCTATTAGATGAGCCGCCTGAGCTAGCGGTAGCTAGGGCTGCTGTCTGGGCAATTTGTCCAACAACAAGAGTGGTTACAACAAGTGTTTGAGCCTCTTTACGCTTCTTTGGTGAGATGTCAGCACCAACGTTGCCTACAAGGTTCAGAACGTTTGCAATAGCAACTGCTGCTTGTCCAACACCTGGAATGTTTGCAATGGACTCGTCAACAACGATGTCGTCTTGCTGTGCTGCAAGTGCAAGTGCGTCCAACGCTTGTTCGTACTCTGGTGAGCCTTCTGTGGCTGTTTCAAAGGCAACGAGGGCTGCTTCCACAAGTTGCGTAGCCTGTTCTGGGGTAAGTTCAGTTGGGTCTACTGCTTGTAGGTCTACTTGCATTAGGTCTTCAATTACTGCTGGAATCTCTGCTGAGCCTTGGTCTTGCTTAGATAGTTCAATAACTAGATCTTCAAGCTCTGATATGTTTGCTTGTGTAGATGAGATTTCTTCTTTAGTAGATGAGATGTTTGTTTGAGTTTCGTTAATAGTTTCTGTAGAAGATGCAACGGATGAACTAATAACGGATTGATTATCTTGAGATGAAGTTAATGAATCTTTGTAAGAAGTTAGTGTTGTAGCTTCATTAGAAGCTGTAGCTTCTGCATTTGCTAGAAGTGTTTCGTTGTTTGTTTTAACTTCTGTAGCTACCTGCTTTTGTGAAACTAAACTTGATTCTTCTAATGTTGCTGTGTCTACCTCCTGCTGAGCTGAAGATACGTTAGAAGTTGCTGACTCTTTATTTGAAGTTGCTTGGTTAAGTACTGCTTGAGCATTGGTGAGCGTCAGATGTGCATCAGTTTCATTAGAAGTTGCAGCTTCGAGATTTGAGCTAGCTGTTACGTAATCCTGAGTTGCATTTGATGAGATTCTCTGAGCTGCAAGATATTCTTGGTTGCTTGAGTCTTCGTTTGAAGTTGCCTGGTCTACCTCTAGCTGAGCTGAGCTGAGGATGCTTTGTAGTTCATTAGAAGTTACCTGGGCTGAATCTGCTTCTGTAGATAGAGAGTTAAGAATGTTGGCAGTATCTATAAGTAGGTAATAGGCTGCTGTGGAATCTTGAGCCGCTTGTTGTTGGCTATCTTGGGATGTCTGCCAGTCCTCTTCTGCTTGCTGGTTAGCAAGAACGGTTGCGTCGTAATAGATTTGTGCATTGTTGAGTTCAGTAAGTAGAGCTGGATTGCGAACAAGTGGAGCTGGAGCACCTTGTGTATACCAAGCTGCTGGAACTACGCCCCAGTTATTATTTGACTGGTAGTAAAGAGTTGAGCAAGCCCCTCCTCCCCATTCATAGAACCAAGCATCAAGTTGGTAGGTTTGGCCTTTTTTCAAAGAAACTGGATACCAGCTGCCTCCGCAGCCTTTTAGTCTCCAGTCGTTGATAACTGTCTTACCGTCTAGTTCCATGTAAAAGCCATCATCGGCACTATTCATAAGATAAGTAATATCTTGGTCAGGTGTAAATGAACCTGTGTAATGGAGCATCACATAGTCAGTTCCACAACCATCGATATTTCCTCCGCCCCAGTTATTATTGATTTGAGTGAGAGTTTCTGTCTTACAGAATGTATAAGCGTTAGGGTCTCTTCTTGGGTTAGAGGAAGTTATTCTGTTGTATATATCAACTTTAATACCTGGGGTTGAAGCTGGAAGATTAGAAGCTGGGTCAGGAATAAGTAAGTTATCGTAGTTCCATTGTGCTTGGTTTAGTTGGTTAGTTGCTTCTTGGAGATTTGTTCGTGTGATGTTGACGGTCTCTTGCGCATTTAGATACTCGTTGTAAACGGTTGTGTATATGTCTAGAGTTTCGTTGTATTGTGCAGTGACTTGGTTGTATGTGCTTCTAGCTGCATCAGCTAGTGCTTTCTTTGTTTCGTAAGAAGTTAGAGCTCGTTGAAAGTTTACCTGGGCAACTTCTAAAATATCTTGTTTAGAGTTTTTAATATTGATTGCTTCTTGTAGAGCTGCATACTTTGCATCAACATTTGTACCTGCTTGTTCGACTTTTGTGACTGCTGATTGGAAGTTTGCTTGAGCTGTAGTGGTTAGTGCTTGGGCTACTTCGTAAGAAGTTTGCTTTGCTGCTAGATTCTCCTGAGCTGACTGAAGCTCTGATGTTGCTGTGTTTAGATTTTGTTGAGCTGTATGAAGCTTTGCTAGTGCTGTCTCTTTGACTAAAGTTTGAGCCGTCAGGGCTGCGTCAAGTGTTTCTAGGTTTGTAGAGCTCTGGATTAGTAGGTTGCTAAGTCTTGATACTTCGGCGTTGGCTACATCTAAAACATCTTGCTGTTTCGAGATTTGTATTGTAAGACCTGAAATCTTGGCATTGATTGCTGTAAGCTGTTCTTGGCTACTTTTTAATTGACCCTGAGTTGTGTTGAGATTTTGCTCTAACTGTGTTAGTCTGTTGGTAGCAGTCGTCAGACTGGCTTTATATTGTTCTAGCTGTGCTTGGGCTGATTCTAAGTCCTGAGCCTTTAGTTTTCCGAGAGGAGATGAGGATACATATGGTAGTTTCGTTTGTTGTAGATTGGGCGTCATTCTTTGCTGGTGCTGTGGCAACAGTCCTAGTGGGCTTTTTTGTGCTAGTGGGTATTGCTGCACGCCAGTATAAGAGCCAGCAGAAGGGCCGTAAGCGGCCGTAGAAAGAGCTTTTGCCTGTTCGGCCATAAGAATTGGGCAGGAAATTATAAGGGCTGCTGTGAATAACAGTGGCCCTTTTCCTTTGTATTTGTTGTTTCGCATGAGACCCTTGGTGTGAAGTGGTCTCTCCCTATACTATTTTATCAGACTTCTTCGTCAGGGTCATCTCCCCAGACATAAGTTTTTGTAGTCTGAAGTAGGTCTAAAACCTCGTAGGTTAGGGCTTCAACGGCTATTAAAAGATCTGCTTTGCCGTCTGGAGTTTGAGGTTGTTCTAGTTCGTAGTGAGCCTCTTGGATTGCAAGCGTACAAAGTTCTACCCTACTTAAGACACGACTAAGAGGGTCTCTGGTGTCTGGAGATGGTATCCTTCTTGCTTCCATAAAACAAGTTTAATGGGTGTTTTGTGTATTTATTTGTTGTTTTAACTATAGCATATGGGGTGGGAGTGTACTATATAAATGAAGTAAAAGCAAAAAAGTTATTAGCAGAAAAAATGGACGTTCTTATTAAAAAAGCTGCTAGTATATGAAGGTAGTTACTAGCAAGAAAAAATGTTTTATGAAGTGAAAAAGTTGCTAATGAAACTAATAAACTATATACTAAATGAATTAAGTGAACTATATTCCACTACGCGCGTAAGAAAATCAATTTCACGGTAACTGAAAAAATAGTCGACTTAATCCATTAATTAAATTTAAGTGTAGATAAGTATAGTTTTAGTGTGTTAGAATAAAGGGACTTGACAAAAGATTTGTCAAGTGGAAAGATGATGGTTATGACAGATAACAACGCATTTGAGTTTTTCGATTTCTCAGAAGAAGAAACCGAAGAAGCGGCTTTAAATATTTCTACTGAAGGTTACGACCGAGATGGTCGAATCTGTGCATGTGGACATCCAATGAAACGTCATAGTTCTTATGGAGGACTATCTACTTGCTCACCAACTAGATTGGTGTGCCCATGTAAGGAATCAAGAGCAGTAGTTGAGACTTCAGACACAAGAGTGTTTCTTCGTAAGACTCGTGGGTCAGGTACACTACATGCTTTGGCTCAAGGACTTCATGCTGCTCAAAAAGCAGGACATACTGTAAAGTGGTTGATTGAGATGAAGTGTGATAAGTGTGGAACACAAGGTCAGGTTCGTCCTGTTTCTGTGAGCCAAAGAGGAGTTATCATGGAAGAGGCAACAGGATATGATAAACTCCTATGCGTAACCTGTAGGGAGAACCTTGCTTAGAAGTTGTGGTTATTGCAATACTGGGTCGCATGAGATATGTAGACCTAGGATTGCATGGTACGACAAAGTATGGTATTGTTATTGCACCAAGTGTTACCCTGACGGACAACCGTTAGAGGCTGAAGACCAAAAGAAAAAAGAAGGAAATAACCAATGACAAAAGATAAAGCAATCGAAAAGATTGAACAGCACATCATGTTTCTTGCAGAGTACGATGTAATCAACATCGACATTGCTGAGACACTGGTAGACAACATTACAAAAATTGTTGCTAAGATAGAGTTTACAGATGGCAAAGATGATTACACAGATTTATCTCGCTACTGGCAGATTATCAAAAAGCAGATTGAAAAGGATTCTGACGACGATTAGTCTTCAGGGTATTAAACAAAGACCGAAGGAAAAAAGTGAAACTACTTAAAGTTATTACTAAGATTCTTAGTAGTGCAAGCAAGCTGAATAGCGAACTAGTTCTAAAGCTAGACAGCATTCTTGCTGACCTAACTACAGTTTCAGAGCAGGGCGGAAAGCTTTGCGTTGAATTGTCGTTGGACAAGAATGGCAACATCAGTGTTGCTACTCACAAGGAACTTCCAAAGGCTGAAAAGCCAGTGGAAAAGAAAGTTGCAAAGCCAGTAGTCAAGAAGACTTCGGCTCCAACTACAAAGAAGAAGTGACTCCTTTCACTAGCCACTAAGTCGTAGAGGGAGAGACTTTATCTCCTTAGTGCGTTTCTTCTGCGAAACCGTCTCATTCATGTTATTGTGAGTGGGACGGTTTTCTATTTAACGGACTAGGAGTTCTAATGGACAACGAAGAAATAAAGATTAGTCTTGCTGCTCGACTACTGGGAGTCACCCCTAAGACTATCTACAATTGGATATCAGATGGTACCTTAAAGAAGGTTCGGCCAGGATATGTTCTAAAGTCTGACCTTGAGTATGCTGCTTCATCTAAGGTACAAAAACGTAAAGAAATGTTGAGAAGACGAGCAGTATCTGGGATGCAAAGAGACAGAATGGGTAGATTCATAAAGTCTGGGTCTAGACCGATTGCTATTCTAAAAGGAATGCAATTCTGAAATGTTGTTTATGAGGGGGAAAAAGGTAGCCGTTTCCCTCTACTCACTCAAAAATTCGTCCGAACTTATCAACTTTCAACTCAACGATTTGCTCCCCTGCTAAAATTAATAGCAGCGGCGGCTATCTTCAAGTCCTCTCCCCAGTAAGATAGCCGTTGCCCAAACATCCGAATCTTGTTTAAAAGTTGGAAGCTCGATCCGGATCCAATTAACTTCCAACGATTAAAGTAAAGTTGAATATACCCCAATGTATACAAACGGCAACTCAGAACCCGACGAGCGTTCCGAATATCAAATCGACGAACCAATCGACCTCAGGCCCGATCTTTCAGAACTCGGCCTGGAGGAAGTAGAAAAAGGAGTCTGCGAAGACACCTACGAAAACCGCCAAGTCTTACGGCGAGCCAAGCTTAACTGGGATCCTGTTTACTCGACCAACGGAATCCCAACGGGTCTCATCAGGGCCCGATCACAACAAACAACCATCGAACGGCGTCTACTCAGTCTTGCCGAAAAGCGGCCTCTACTTGTAGACCCGAACTCAAATAACTCCGATTTCATAACGGGCCTGGATTTACTAGCAGAAGAGAAGACGGATTACTTAGTTCCACCTTGGGTGATACACTCAACCCGCCTCTACTTAAAAGAACAAGAGGAGGGTGGCCCGAAGTCTGAAAAGCGTCAACCGTTAGCTCAGCCTCATCGTTGTCGTCAAATCAAGGATGACGGTATTCGTTGCATGTTGTGGTCCTCGGGACGTCCGAAAGATGACGGCCTGTGCCGTATACACCTGAGGAGCACAAAACACAAGACGTCGGATGACATCGAACGAGCTCGTACGAAGTTAGTGCAAGCAGCTCCTTACGCCGTTGACGTCCTCGAACAATTGATGGAGACAGCCGAGTCAGAACCTGTTAAGCTAAAAGCTGCAACCGAGATCCTTGATCGAGCGGGTGTTCGTGGAGGTATTGAAATAGATACGTCTGTTAACATCGATGTAAGACCAGCGGCCCAGGTAATTGCAGAACGTCTGGACCGTCTGGCCCAGGGAGCTATCGAAGCTGCAGCTAAGCTAGCCGATGCTGGTTTGCATGTTACACCAGATAGTGATATAGTCGACGTTGATATCGTTGAGGAAGAGAATGAAAGTAAATCAAATGAAGACAATTAACGAGATCATCGACGCGGCCCGTATGCATTTTGAAAACGCTAAAGCGGACATCGAAAACGCATCAACCAGGCTCGAGCACATTCGATTAACGGCCCTAGCTCAGGAAGCTGCTAATCTTTTAACGGATCTTGAGAACTTCGCTCAGGATGAGAAGAGCTCATAACTTTTAATGAAAAGACGGAAGATGAAGAAGCACACTGCAGCAGCTGCAACTTTTATTGAAACGGCACGCAAACACTTAGGATATACATCGGATGTCCTGGGAGGAAGCGCATTCGCAACAACGGTTGGCTATAGCAACAAACCATGGGCTGGTGCCTTCATTGATGTTGTTGCCAGATCTGCAGGCCTTCGACTTCCGTCATTCACATATGTCCCAGCAGGACTTGCGGAATTTGTGCGGCAGGGTAACATCTCACGAAGACCGAGGCAAGGTGACATTGCGATCTTTAACTTCTCATCAGCAAGTGACGGGTTCGGCATGCAGCATGTTGGAATTGTTACCGACGTCCGCGAACTTCGCACGAACGGTCGCTTCCTTACGATCGAAGGTAACACCACTGGCCTGACGGGTCATCAAGATAAAGACGGCGTGCATATTAGAATCCGCTACCTAACGGATGTTGTTTTGTTCTGTAGGCCTGCCGAGTTTCAGAACTCAGGGGCCCGCAGCATCTTCCAACTTCTCACGAAGCTTGTTAAGAAGTTGACCAGGAGGTATCCATCCAGGCTAGAACTCGAAGCGGTTCAGAAAGCTGCAGCTCAGCAAGAGACGGTTCGTTCGAAGTTGGTCCGACCAGGCACGCGAAATTCTCACATTGAACTAGTTCAGTTAGCACTGTCCCAGGTAACGGATATCCAGGGAGCAGAACGTGGGAAGTGGGATGGTGCTACAGCTGCAGCCTTCGCTAACTTCCAACGAACCATCGGAAGAGTCGGATCCGATGCAAACGGTACCCCTGACCTGGTGTCACTGATTAGACTGTCCAAGGAGACGGGCCTCTTCACAATCAACGAATAAGTAGACTTGACAAACCAGGCGCGGTATGGTTTACTACTTCTATGAACTCAGAAACTTGCAATACTTGCACAAATAAAAAACGGGACTGCGATTTGTTTACGTGTGTCCACTGCGGAGTCAACACACTTCACATCAATGAGTACTATATGCTTCACGATGAGGTTTGGCTTGCGGCACGGCCTCCACTAGAAAGTTCCAGGCGTCCAGTGATGGCGTGCATCGGTTGCGTTGAAACTCGGCTTGGTCGTTTGTTGACGCCAGAAGACTTCACGGATGCTCCTGCTAACAAGGGATTCTTTGTTCAGTCGCCTAGGTTGCTGGACAGACTTTACGGAAGTGAATATGTCTAAGCCAACGTTTGTTGTCATTCATCAAACTTCTAACGGAACCGTTGACAGTGCTCAAACGTTTAATAACTTCTTTGACGCTCAGCGTGCGTTTGACCGCATAAGGTTCAATGCTCAACTAATAAAAGAGACCAGGGTGCGTAGCACTGTTGTTTCATCAGAAGTCATCCTCAGAAAATAAAAGTTTTCATTTTTTCTTTTTTAAATACTTGACATTCAAAAATACACGTGCTACGTTTTAGTCATCACTTAAAGAAAGGCTCCCAATGAGCAACCCACCATACGACAAAGAACTACACGAGTTCGCTGACGAACTTATTGAAATGCACAGAGGAACATACATCAACCTATTCACGTGGCCTAAGGCTATGGAAGTAGTGAAGCGTTTCTATGACATTGAAGATGAGTTCATCTCAGACCACGACAAAGAGGAAACCAACTAATGGCAAGGATGGTTTACTTTGTTCTTGCTGTTGACCTAGACGCGCAAACTGTTTCCATAGATGATGGAACCTTTACTGCTCGCTTTCAAGATTACGAGCAGGTCTGGGATACAGACACACAAGAGTGGCGAGAATACCAAGGTGAAGAAGAAGATGGAGAGTACCATCTTGCACTGGAACTTCTAAACACTAAGAAATTAGAAGACGACTAACACTTGACAAAACAACAGAACAAGTTACACTTGTAGCAAGACTGTAAAGGAAAACCAATGGACAACGAAGAAGACCTAAATAAAACTCTTGAAGAGATAAAAACCGAAGTTTTTATTGATGGCGTGAGATATACACTCGACCGACTAGAAGAAGTATTCGGTAGCGAAGTCAGAGAGACTGACGTCTGGAAAGAGTACAACCAAACAATCGATGGCGAGGACAACTAATGAATGAAGAACTAGTTGCTTTTGTGAAAGAGCAGATGGAATACTTTTCTAATACGATGGAAACAATAAACATCAACTCATACGATTATGCCTATGCTGACGGGGCTTTCAATTCTTACGCGGTAATACTAAACAAACTCAGGACAGAGGAGAACAACTAATGAACGACTGGAAGCAAATGTTTTTCAGGCTACTTGATGGCGTGGAGCAAATCCCACATCCAATGGCGGAAGAACTCTGGGAAAAGTTTAATGAAGAAGCCGATGAGGACAACTAATGAAGATTTGTTATAAGTGCGAAGACTTGGTGGCTTCCCCCGAAGGCCACCCGAACTTCCCGATGTGCGAGTCCTGCTTCAATGGCTGGGCTACTTTCACCTGTGAAGCCTGTGATAACGGGCTGGCCAGTCAAGAGATAAACTTCAAAGACGGTCAACTTGAATGGTGGTGCACTTCGTGCGAAGAAGACTTCAAGGCTGAGTACGTTTAAACGGCCCGCCTAAATAAGACCCTGTCCTAACGGACGGGGTCTTTTCTTTTAACGAACGGCTTGAAGTGATGAGCTCAGCATCCCAGGTAAACTTCCAACGAATAAACGGATGTGGCCTGCAGCGTGCTGCGGATCCGAACTTTTAACGAACGGCCCGAAGTGAGAGGACACAAGGACCTACTGGACCAACAGGTCCTCAAGGTCCTCAGGGTTTAGAGCTCCCCACTTCTAACGAACGGCCCGAAGTGGCCCGCTGCCGATGACGGGCGAGCACACTGCTACTTCCAAATAAGGTTTAACGGAACGGGTTACTATAGCAATATGAGACATATTGAACTTCACATTATTGAAACGGCACGCGATGTCGAGACGGCTTGCCTGTCTGGCCTGCTTGAGCGTGATGAGATTAACGGCTTGGTCTGCTCTACGTGTGAAGAGAACATCGGTGATGTGAACGGAGTGCTCTACGCATTTGCGCTAGTGCTTGATGAGACGGACACTACTTGGTTCGTTTGCCTTGATTGTGCTACCCCTGTGCTAGCACCCGATACCAATGAACCCGTTGAGTTGTATGGAACTTTGTTTGATAAGCACGAAGATTTTGATGACTTCACTCTTGACGATTAGTTAGAAGTTTTGATGTTGATGTCTAGTCTGTTCCCGTTTATCAAGTTCTAACGAAATCTAAATAAAAAACGAAAAAATGAAAAATAACACTTGCGTCAATAAAACAAGTGTGCTACCTTTTTAGGTATGACTAATGAAACCCTTTTATTTATTCCTATTGCTTATCTAATCGCTATTGCTATTCCACTATTAGTAATAGACATAAAGGAACACAGACTACCTAATAAGTTAGTTCTACCTTTATTCCCTATCTGGCTACTTACATCTATTACTTATGTAGTGCTTACTGCTGATTGGTGGAACGCTTTACTAATGCCACTACTTCTTGCTACTGCCTATCTAATAGTTGGTGTAGTTGCCAACTACTTTGATTGGATTGGTATGGGTGATGTGAAGTTGATAACTGCTATGGTGCTATCTCTATCTTGGGCATCTCTCTTTGTATTAGTAGTTCCTTTTGTTGCTATTGCTGTTGCTATTCCTATTTCATTAGTTCTACTTATCAAAGTTGGAGTGAAGTCAGTTCCACTAGCACCTGCTCTATACGCTGGCTACCTTATACTTGCTGGTATTTTGTTCTTGTAAAAAAAAATAAAAAATCTTTGTAAAAAGACTTGACAGAACTAAATACTCGTGTAAAGTAGTAAATGTTGGAACACCAACAAATAACAAATCAACGAAAGTGTAGGACGAAACTAATGACAACCGAGTTCGGAACATTAGAAACAGAAGTAGCAACTGCTGTCGCTACTGCTCTGTCAGAACCAAAGGTTGTAGGAAAAGGTATCTACCTAGAACTACAACACAGCAACACATCACACGACTACACAGCACAGGTGCTAATCACCCCTGCTGGTGTAGATGAAAAGGGCAATTTAGTAGAAACTGCTGTCATTTTCAGAAACATCTCGTCTTGGTCGCCTAGAAGTCAATGGCGAACAAACCTTATGGGACTATCTGCTGATGAAAAGAAGTTGCCTAAGGACGAACAACAGAAACTTATTACTGAAAAGATTGAGAAGTTTCTAAAACGCCAAATGTCTTACGACTACACCATACTTCGTAAGAACACACCTATTGTCTTTGAGTTGAGCAACATAGACCTAACAGACATCAAGGAGTGGAAAGTTCCTGCGTCAGCACTTAGACGCATACAAAAGGCTAGGTTATCACTTGGCTTTCCTGACAAAGTTTATACAAGATAAGGACGAACAAAAATGACAACAACTGATGAACTAAACATCAAAGACATCTATTCAGAGATGTCAGACCTGCTAACAGGTATCACAAATCAGACACTAGGACTTCCTAGCGTGGCAAGCATTACTGCTACTATGGAAACCCTAATGCCTACATCTGCTCGTGCTAATCTACGAGCAAAGGCTGGAACAGGCATTACCAAACCAAAAGCAAAGGTTGTAGAGCAAGTGGTGGAAAGTATGACATCTGACGAGAAATACACTCGTCCAAATGGGCAGGAGTATTACACTCGTGCTTGGGGTAGCCACACCGACATTTCGGTTCTGCGTAAGGCACGAGAGAACAATCAGTTCATCTTGCTTTATGGGTCGCCGGGGTGTGGTAAGACAGCACTAGCCGAAGCAAGTTTCGGGGACGACCTGCTTACCATTTTGGGAACAGGCGACACCGAAGTATCTGACTTCGTTGGAAACTATGTTCAGACCCCTAGTGGCTCTTTTGAGTGGATTGACGGAGTTCTGACACAGGCAGTAGAGCAAGGTAAGGTTCTACTGATTGACGAAGTTGGTCTGATTGACCCTAAGGTTATGTCTATCGTCTATGGTCTTATGGACGGCAGAGATGAACTGACCATTACGGCAAATGCCGAAAGGGGAACAATCAAAGCCAAAAAGGGTTTCTATGTAATCTGTGCCACAAACCCTAACGCACCGGGGGTTCGCCTATCCGAAGCACTACTATCTCGCTGTGTTATTCAGGCAGAAATGACTACTGATTACTCACTTGCTAAGAAGTTGGGTGTTCCTGCTCACGCTGTATCTGTTGCTCAAAACCTAAACAAGAAACAGATTTCAGGTGAAGTATCTTGGTCGCCACAAATGCGAGAGTTGCTTGCGTTCCGTGATGTTGCCAAAACTTTCGGGACAGAGTGGGCAGTTTCCAATCTGCTTGCGTCAGCACCCGAAATGGACAGGGCTGTTGTTGCTGATGTATTCACTCGTGTCTTTGGGGCAGAGTGTAAGTCAGCAAAGATTTAGTAGTTCGTCCTACTAACAAGAAAAGTGTCAAGCCTAAAAACTTGGCACTTTTTCTTTTCTCTTTATCACTTCTGCTAGTTTTCATTTTTTCTAATAGTCAGGAAAAAATCTTTGGAAATACTATTGACACTAGCCAAAAATCCTATACACTTTTAGTAAGCCAAACGAAAGGACAAAAACAAATGGCTCATTATGTATCAAGGTTAGATACACGCACTAGCACTACCCCTAAGGAGTGGCTAAAAATCTGTTCTCAAATAGGGCAGATTGTAAATACTTGGGCAAAGCGTGGCGACATAGTTGTCTATGCTGGAACTGACGCAGGTATGGGACATACTGCTTGCTATGTAAAGTCTGTTGCTGAAATGGAAATCAACATAGAAGTTGCTTTTGGTAAAGGTGCTACACCTGCTCTGGTAGGCGACCTAACTGATAGAGCCGTCCAATACGATTGGGCAGTTCCAACAGGTGTCATTTTCCACGAGGCTCTACACGCTAGATTTTCAGAGTGGGAACAATCAGTATTAGACGCTATGGACGAAAAGGTTTTCGCAACTTTCTCTCTACTAGATGAAAGTCGTATTGAGAGATTGGGTGTTATCAACCACCCTGAAAATGCTGTGTTCCTTAGAAGTTCTGCCTTAGAGATTGCTCTCGCAGATGTAAATGAAAGTCTGGCAGGTCTATCTCACATTAGGGCTGTTGCGTTCCTTTGTGCTTTATCACTTGCTCGTGTTGATAGTGGCGTTCTGTTGCTATCAGATGTTCGTGCTACTTATGACAAGGTGCTAGAACTGATTGGTAAGGAAACCTTTGATAAGTTCCGTGCTATCTGGGTAGCGTTTCAGAAACTAGACCAAACCGAAGTCGCTAAGGGGGAACAACTTGCTAAGGATTGGAACGACCTACTAAATGAACTTGACCCTGAAACTGAAACTGACGGCTGTAAGTTTCCGTCTGGGAAAGGTGGCGAGAGTGGTGAAAAGGGTAAGGGTAAGGGCAAGCGTCCAATGACCCCTGACGAACTACAAGAACTACTTGACGCTTTGACCAATGACGCAGATGAAACAATGCTCTCTGCTAATCAGGAAGTCAATGAACAGCAACTTTCCGAACAGCAAAAGGAACAACTAAGCAAATCGCAGGAACGCCAAAAGGAAATCCAAAAGGCTAAAAATCAGGCGAGCAAAGTGTTTAGTAAAGGCACAGGCGAAGTTGGAACATCAGGTTCTAGTTCTGTATTGAGAGAGCAAAGAAATCCGAGTGGGAACGAGAGAGCAAGTGCTGTAAAGATTGCTCAAATGCTGGAAAAGGCAAAGTATCGTGAAAGGTCAATCACAGATGTAAAGTCTGTATTGCCACAGGGTCGCCTGAAAACTCGTATCGCTATTCAGAACTTGGCTATGAAGTCTAAGGGTGTTCTCGCAGAACTTCCTGCTTGGGAACGAACCATACGGAAACACACAGACGACCCGACACTATCTATCGGAGTAATGGTAGATGTATCAGGTTCTATGGGTGGTGCTATGGACGCTATGGCAACTACGGCTTGGGTTCTATCCGAGAGTGGTCGCAGGGTTCAGGCTAAAACTGCTATGGTCTATTACGGCTCGGGTGTGTTCCCGACCCTAAAAGTCGGACAGAAGTTGGAAAAGGTATCGGTCTATTCTGCCCCTGACGGCACGGAAGTCTTTGGTCAGGCGTGGGACGCACTTGACGGACACTTGGGACTAACTTATTCATCAGGCGTGAAGTTGCTCGTAATCGTATCTGACGGACAATACACAAGTGATGAAACTGCTAACGCTAAGAAAGCGTTAGAGATGTGTAAGCAAAATGGAGTTGCTGTTCTATGGGTTGTTCCTAAGGGTTGCTACAATAGTGCTAGTTCCATAGTTGGAAATAATGGCGTGGTGCTAAACCAAATGGAAACAGACAAGATTGCTATGGCAATCGGTAAGTCAGCAACAGACGCACTAGCAAAGATTGCGATTGGTAGATAACTAATCGCTAACAAAAGTCAGTTGAGAGATTGAGAAACTTGCCCCCTAACCTAATGCTCTCTCTCAACTGATTAGAACCCCTGACTATCTCTCCGTCCTTTCTGGGTAGTCAGGGGTTCGTTCATTATCATTAGCACTTCTGCTAGTTTTCATTTTTTCTAATAGATTGCGAAACACAAAAAAACTTTGTAAATGAACTTGACACGAATAGTTAGTTGTGCTTTACTTTTCTTGTAAGCACCTACTTCTAATGAAAGGACGAAAGATGTGCGACAATTGTGGCAACGACCACCCTGACCTAAATGAACTACTAGATGACGCTGACGATAAAGCGTTGGCAGTTCTTAGTTTGACTATCATTGGTGGGCTAGTTGAGAGTTTTACAGAGCAAGGCTACGCTGACCCTGACACTTACAAGGCTCTATCTATTGCTATCCAAATCTCTCAAAAAATCGGTTTCACACCACTTACAGACAGGCTTGTCCTGCTCAAAATGGAAACAGCCGAGCAAGTTCGTAAAACAGGCAAAGAACAGGGTGTTCCTGATGAAGACATTGACAGGATACTAAATGCCTAATTGGGTCTATAACAGCGTCAGCGTAAGTGGCACTAAGGAAGAAGTGGCAGAGTTCGTTGCGAAAGCAACGGCTCTACACCCTGAAAGCCTCATAGACGGCAAGGTCATAATGACCACCGAACCCGAGTTCTCGTTCTGGAACTTTGTAGCACCACCAAAGGACGCAGTTGATAGTGGCGAGTATTTTGGAACTCACGGCTGGGCTGACGGCAAGCAACTCGGGGACACCCCGAATAATTGGTATGGGTGGAATAATGCTAATTGGAATACTAAGTGGGACGCTAATGAAGTCGGCTTGGAAGTATCAAGTTCTATCAACGCTGATACGGCTAGCGTTAGCATAAACTTCTCTACGGCTTGGTCTATTCCCGAACCTGTGTTTCGTGCTATGACGGAACAACACCCGAAACTTACTTTTGAGTTTTCGTGTGAAGAAGAAACAGGCTGGGGTGCTGAGTTTATCGGTGAGAGTGGCGAGTTGTCTGAAACTAAGTCTTGGAGTGAGCCGAGTAGCCACGCTGACTATGTTGAGAGAGATAACGAAGACGGGTGCTTGTGTTCCTATTCTGATGATGAAGAAGATTGGTATGACGATTGCCCGAGAGAAAACAAAGAGTTCTTTGTTGAGATTACACGGACATACAAAGTAATCGCCAAAGATGCCGAACAGGCTTGGGAACTTGCGAACAATACTGCCGATACTTTGGAACTACAAATGGACGAAACTATTTGTGTGGTCAAAGATGAACTAGGAAAGCGTGTCTATCCAACGCTGGACTAACTTCTAACGAAAGATAAACGCTGGTGAAAAGTTGCTAGCGTTTATTTTTTTACCTGATAGCAAATCAGCAAGTTTTCATTTTTTCTAATGAAATGGAAAAATCTAAAAAACTTTTGGAAATAGACTTGACACGAGATAGTAAAAGTGATTTACTCATAAGGTAATCAAATCCATTGACTAAGCACCCTGAAAGGAAATCGTCAAATGGCAACTAAAACAACAAGCACCAAAGAAACAAAGTCAGTAAGCACCACCGATACCCTTGTCGTGTTATCACCAACGCTACAAAGACACGCAAAGGCTATTCGTGCTGGTCGTGATTTAGGCAAGCAAGCAAAGGAAATGAGTGATACTGCTCGTTCATCACTTCTAACTGCTCTTGGCACAATCACTTCTAACCTGATTGGAACTGACGCAAAGGGCAAGCGTCTAATCTCAATCAAGGTAATCCCTAGTCCTGAAAAGATTGACCTTGCTCGTGTAGAACAGGAAAACCCTGAACTATACGCACTCCTAATGCCTTACAAGGTCGCCAAAGGTGCTGGTGAGCCAACTCTACGAGTAGATGTTGTCTAGTCAGAGCCACTATAACTGAATACCATTTCCCGACTAAGAACGCTGGCAGATGTAAAAGTCTGTCAGCGTTTTTTATTTATCTATTAGCACTTTTACAAGTTTTCATTTTTTCTAATGAAATGGAAAAACACGGAAAATAAGTAGCAAAATGTCATAGGTATTCTGTATAGTATTTACAGAACCGAAAGGAAAAGAAAATGGAAAAGCATTACAGAGATTTCTTTATCAAAGAAGTTGGTATGCCAAAGCGAGTAGTATTTCTAATGGGGCTTGCTAAGAAGTTGCCTAACTCAAAGTTAGTTGCTAAGGCTCTCAAATCAGGTATTATCTATTTAGAGAACTACTACTACAAAGTCGGCAAGGACGAATACGACAAAGCGTTCGCTAAACTTAGACACCCTGCGTATAACAAAAGATAAGGACGGCACGGACAGATGTTATTTAGACAAGCACTCGCAGATGTAATCGCAACTCACCGAAAAGAAAATAACCTGACCCTTAGACAAATGACTATTAGTAGGGGACAGGTTCATCTCTCGTATAACTATCTATGGGAACTAGAACGGGGTAGCAAAGACCCTAGTAGTGAAATCTTGGAACAGATAGCAAAGTGTATGCGAGTAGATACGGCTGACCTTATTCTCAAAGTCGGCTTGGTAATGAGTAAATACTCAATACCCGATACAGCACAAGAACTTCTTGACACGGCAAGCGATTTAGTGTCAAGATAGGTAAGAACAAACAAACTAGCCTGAACTGAAAGGACGGCTCGCACAAATGGGAACAAGCACAAGCACCTTAGCAAAACTAACGGAAAAGGAAACGGAACTACTCCTTGACCTGCTTATGTATTCTGCTCAAACGGATACCGAAAACTCAAAAGCATTTTTTACAATCGCTAACAAGATTGACGAAATGGTAGTGGAGTTCGGGTATGCCGAACCTGACGAAACCGAAACTGCTGAACCTGAAACCGAAATGGAATAACGGATAGCACACAGACCGAAATCCCGACTAGCGTTTTTTATCTCCATTTCTCTCGCTGGTCGGGATTTCTTTTTTCACTATTGACGGAATAGCAAGTTTTCATTTTTTCTAATAGAACAAAAAACTTTTTAGATACGGCTTGCGTGGAAAATAAAATGCGTGTAATGTGAAACTACAACCCGATAAATAAGGAGTAAATCAAATGGGTATGGACGTTTATGGTAAGAACCCGACTAACGAAGTCGGCTCGTATTTTCGCAGAAATGTCTGGGGCTGGCGACCACTATGGGACTACTGCTTAGACCGACACGGCAAGGTTGCTGGCAAGGTCAAGCACGGACACAGCAATAGTGGGGACGGACTAGGCAAGAACGGCTCGCTAAAACTTGCCGAGTTGCTTAGACAAGACTTGGCTGACGGCACGGCAAGCACTTACATAACGGCACGGAACATACATCTATCTATGTTGCCAAGAGAGAACTGCGACCTATGTAGTGGCTCGGGTATTCGTGCTGATAAAGTCGGCTTGGAAAATGGTATGCCTGATAGAGAACTAAGTGAAACGGATAGAGTGTTGCTAGGTCGTTCTCACGGCTGGTGTAATGGTTGTAATGGTGAGGGTAAAAAAGATAGTTGGGAACTCAACTATTACCTAGACCTAGACGACATAGCAGAGTTCGCAGAGTTCTTGGAAAACTCAGGTGGGTTCTCAATCTGCTAGACCACCCCTGAAAAATGGGAAACACCTAGTCAAGTGTCTAAACTGACTACATTTTTTATCTAATGTCAGTTTCGCAAGTTTTCATTTTTTCTAATAAGTAGGAAAATCTTGCTCAAAACATTTGACGAAAGATTAGAAGTTGATACTATTTAGGTATGGCAACAAAAGTTGCTTGTAAAGAAATAGGAGTTCAGAAATGACACCAGCAGAAATGGTATCTAAGTTGGAAGAAGTTTTATCTAGCCTAGATGAAGTAGATACAATCGTTGATAACGCTAATGACCTAAATAGTGCTATCAGCGACCTACAAGGCACAGCAACAGACTTGGCAAGTCAGGCAAGCGACCTATCAAGCGAGTTGGACAATCTTACCGAGATTGACACAGACAGCGTAGATGTCGCAGAACTACAAGAGCAAGTCAAAGAAGTTCTAGCGTTTCTAAAATCCCTAAACAATCCAAGTGGGGATAAGCGTTTCACAATCTTCGCTTATAGTGAAGAAGATGGGGAACGACAGATTATCTCAACACCAATCAGGGCTTATGAAAGTCTAGGGTTCAGATTAGAGCAGTAAGTTTCGCTAAATGGGAACGCTTACCTGAAAAGGTAGGCGTTCTTATTTTATCTATTGGCAGTTCTACAAGTTTTCATTTTTTCTAATAGAACAATAAACACGAATAAAAAAATAATGAAATGAACTTGACACCACACCGAACTAGGCTAAACTCGTATTACCCTAACGAACAGGAGTAAATAAATGGGTAAGCAAATGGCAACAGAGTTAGTAGTGGCAGAAGTATCACTACGCCAGCAGTTAGCAATCCACCTAACAGCCAATCACTATCCACCGATACCGACAACTATGGTAGAGCCTTGTATAGAGAGCATAGAACTAGCACGGCTCGGCTATTGGGACACCGAGATAAATCTGCCAGACGGAGTAATGTATCACGGCAAGCACACAGCACCCGTATCGGTAATCGTAGAACACCACCACCTAACCGAGTGGCTCGCAACAGACACCGACACCGATAACGGCAAGGAAGTAGCATAATGGGTAATCGGTCATACATACAGATAAACGCAGACGGCTTGGAAGTTCCCGTATTACTTTACGGGCATTGGTCAGGCACGGATAACCTGTTAGCCGTTCAGAGTGTATTGGAAAAGACGGCACGGCTTGGAGATGTATCGTATCTAACGGCTCAACTATTTTACGAGTTCGCAATAATACTCGGCTCGTATGACGGCTCGCTAGGGTTTGGTATAGAGCAAGGACACATTGACGATAAGACGGCTTGGGTAGATAGTCCTAGTGTCTATGTAGATGCCGATACAGGTATTTACACTTATGACGGAGTAGAGTATAGGGAGTTCGCTACAAGTGAAGCCGTAGAGATACCTAAGCCGTTATCAGCGATAGAGATTATCAACGCTAAACGGGAACAAGTGTAAAAGCGTAAAAGCGTAAAGAGATAGGTAATAGCGTGTAAAAGCGTTATTGCCTATTTTTTTTATGAACGCTGAAAAATAGAGTTTTCATTTTTTATACAAAAAGTTAGGTTGCCCTTACTATTGCCAACCTTACAAGTTTTCATTTTTTCTAATAAAAGGGGGAAATAGGAATAAAAGTATTAGTAATAAAGTTAGTATCTTTATAGCAACACTCAAAAATAGATTGGAAACTGAAATGCCAGCAAAAACACCAGAAGAACGCCTAACGCTTGCCCAAGCCCAACTTGATTTAGCGTTTGACCTAATAAATGACCTATGGACTAATGACCACTTAGGATTGCTTATTACTGAACCACACCACACCAAAGAAGATTTAGAAGTTAGAGAAGCCATAATCTCAACACGCCTAGCAATCTTACAAGCAAGCCACCAAGTCCAGATGTTGCTAAGTCAAGAAGATTAGCAACACCAAAAAAATAGCCCTGATTAGTCAGGGTTATTTTTTTTTATTATTGGGAACACCACGAGTTTTCATTTTTTCTAATAGAACAATAAACACCGAAAAAATAAGAATAAAAATGTTTCTGTTTGGGTTATTATTTTTATGTAATGCTTCACTAACTAAGTAGATTGGAAACTCAAAATGTGTGATTGCGAAGACAGACCTTGTTGCTCTTGCTATACCGAAAGCGACCCTTTTGGTAGATACGAGCCAGACCCTATTGACGCTTATAGGGAGAGTTTAGAAATGGACTATGACGAAGATGAAGACGAAAACGAAGACACCGAAACTTCTATTCATCACGAAGACCAAGACTTCCTAACTGATTAGATTGGAGAACCAAATGGAAGAAGAACAATACGAACTCTGTTTATCTTGTAATGGAGCAGGTGAAGACAAATACGAGCAAATCTGTCGCACCTGTAAAGGTAAAGGTGTAATGAAATAATCCACTCGCTCTAAAAGATACCTTGCTAGAAATAGCAGGGTATTTTTTTATTTTTATTTATTGGGGGACACCACAAGTTTTCATTTTTTCTAATAGATAGGCAGAACACCGAAAAAAATGACACCCCCTAGCCTTAGTATGTATTTATGGCTAATACAAACTCACACAAGGCTCTCCCTGAACTTTTAGGGACTAGCGTTCTAACACCACTCTCGCACAACCACACCGAAATAAACTTTGCTCGCAGGGTTGAGATTTTAGATAATGGTTGTTGGCTATGGCACGGAAGTTTCCAGCCAGCCAAAAAATCTAATGGCAACAAACGCAGACCTCTATTTTGGTCAGGTCAAGGTCGCACAAATGGCAAAATGGTTTTTGCTCATAGATACGCTTACGAGAGCAGAATAGGCAAGTTGCCAGAACAACGCTACTACGCCTTAGAGCAGACTTGCGAACTAGACCTATGCGTAAATCCAAATCATTACGAACTGAAACACCGAGAAATCTTTGCTCATAACTCTCGCCCTAACTTGATTGCGAGTATCAAGGCTAATCCTAAATGTAGAAATGGACTACACGATAGAACTCCTGAAAATACTTTGATACGAAATACAACTCCAACTTGCTTACCTTGCCAAAAAGTGTCTGCCAAAAAAGCAAGCGACAAGTTTCAGGCTAAGAAAAAAGCCAGATAAAAATAAAATGCTAAACACCGAGCAGAGTTATTTTATTGACACCCTCATAACTTTTCATTTTTTCTAATAGATAGGAAAAAACTAAAAAAAGTTTTCCAAAATGGAAACATTTTTTAGGTGAAAAGAGTTAGAGTAAGTATGTAAGCAACACCCCCCGAAAATAGATAGGAAAAAGTCAAGATGATTGATTGGGAAAATGTTGAGATGTATTTAGATGACGCTAAGGGTATTGCGTTTGATACCTGCCACAAAATCTATGTGCTACTAGACACCGAGCAAGTTGAGCAAATGCGAGTGTATGAATACGACCTTATCTACACTAGCGAGCAACTAACCCCTAGCCAGATGTTAGCGACCCTAAAAGAGTGGTTTGAGAAGTCTTGCTCGCTACGCTTTATCCAAGCCATAGAGAGTGTGCCAGCAGGTCAAGATGAAAATGAAGGCTTTATCACTTTGATTGAGCAAGGTGCTAAGGATTACGAAGAATGTGAAGATTGTAATGACCCTAGTTGTCGTGGAGTGTGTGCCGACTATGACGATAACGAAGATGGCGAACCTGAAGATCGGGAAGAAGATGAAGACGAGTAAAATCTTCACCGAGTAAAAGTAGTCCCTAGCGTAAAAAGTTAGGGACTATTTTTTATCTATTTATTATTGGCAACACCACGAGTTTTCATTTTTTCTAATAGTATGGGGAACAATAGCAATAAAAGTGAAAAGTGTGTTTAGATAAAGTATGCCTAACGAAAGGAAAATAAAAAATGGCTGAACTAATGAAATGTGGTCATACGGCAACAGGTTTCACTATCCTAAAAGACGGAACTGAAAAGCCTTGTTGTGTGTCCTGCTCTGGTATTGTCGCTGGTGCTGATGAAGTCGCTGATGAGCAACCTAGCCTAGATAATCGCAAGGCTAAGTGTAGTTATGGTTGTGGTGCTGAAACTGCTTCATCTCTCTCCCTGCCGTTCTTTGCCTATCACCCTAATAGTGAAACAGATAGTTTTTATTGTGGTTGCTATGGTTGGGACTAATCAAAATGAAAAGCCAATCTCTCTGCGAGTATTGCGAGAGTTGGGTTTTGGGAACAAAAGTTGTAATGGTAAAAGAGAGCCGAAAAATAAGCGTTATGATACTTTGTGAAAAGTGTGAAAAACTACTTGACGGAATAGAGCCAATCCATAACCGAACTTATAGCAACACCGAGTAAAACAAAAAATAGACCCTTAGCAATAAGGGTTTATTTTGTATCTTATTGGCAACAACATAAGTTTTCATTTTTTCTAATAGATAGGAAAATAAATAAGAAATCAGGAACAAATGTCTTAGGTCTATGGTTAGATAATAATGTAAGTGAAATAAATGCTTACCTAACTAACAAGAAAGACAAAATGACCACGAAAATAAAATCAAAGTCAAAGACTAGCAACACCGAACCTAAGGCAACAAAGGTCAAGAAAACAGATGTAGCCCTAGTTGAGCAACTAACCGAAGTCCGTGCCGAAATCGCTAGATTAGAGAAACTACGCAAGGAAATCAGCGAGCAGTTAGATACCTTGTTTGACGAAGGTAGCAACTTGCTAATCCACCAAAACATAGATGTCTTGCGTAGAGATTGGCGTGAGAGAGAAGCAACAGATGACGAAATCCTAAAAGAGATGGTCAGCGATAAAATCTGGAACGCTACTCGCAAGAAAATCCGTTATTCAGTTCTAGTGTCGCTTTACAAGTCCAAGAAGTAAGACACGGCTAAAAGTTAGCCCCCTAGCCTGAAAAGGTTAGGGGGAAAACTTTATTTCATTGGCAAGCCCATAAGTTTTCATTTTTTCTAATAGATAGGAAAATAAAGAGCATAAGTGGATAACTTGTGTTTAGATAGATGTATCCACACTAGATAGGAGAAAAAAGTGGAAACTGAAAAAGAGCAAGGAACTACAATCCTAATGCTAGATGAAAATACTAGGGTTATAGCGTATGTATCAGGTCAGTATGAACCAACTGAAACTTACGCAAGTAATCAAGGTATAGGTTTGGAAACAATCCAATCAGCAAGGGGAATGCGACCATACACGGCTAACTCATCATACTCTAATGGTATTCAGGACATCATTGGTGAAGCAATCTACTTAGGGGACTTTGGCAAGGTCAAGGGTCTTATTAGTGATTACCTAAACTCTGGCGTAAATAAAGTGCCTCACTTATTTTATGAACTAAAAGGGTATAGTCAAGGTGAGTGGAATGAAGTAGTTGTCTATCCAATAAATAACCCTGAAAACTATACGCTAGATGAACTCAAAAACGCTATGGTGGAGATAGACGCTTACTACAAGGGTGAAGTTTATCTAGTCCAACGCCAAGTTGCTAAGGTCTATACGGCAGATGACGGCTCTATTTATAGAGAATGGCTGAATGATGATGACTATGCTTATGTGGAAGTAGTCCAAGAGTTTTTTGAGATTACACCTGAGTTTGTTGCTGAAAACTATCTAAACTAATCTGCCAAGATAGTCCCCTTGATAAAAAGTCAGGGGGACTATTTTTTATCTATTGCCAGCCTAACAACTTTTCATTTTTTCTAATAGATAGGAAAAAACTACACGGATTGGGGAACAAATGTCCTAGGTCTGTGGTTAGATAAAGTATCCAAACAAATAGGAGATACAAATGGAAACTCAAACGAATAATGAACTGATTGCTCGCATTGATGCTCTAATCGCTGAACTGAACCAAACAAAAGCGAACCTGAACGCCCTTGCTGAACTGATTGGCATTGACCTTACTACCAAGCCTAGTGATAATAACTAGACCCTAAAAACTTCTCCCCCCTGTTCTCCGTGGTTGGTCGTCAGGGGGGAGAACCTTTATTCTATTGGCAGGATAAAGAGTTTTCATTTTCTCTAATAGTAAGGAAAAATCTTTGGAAAAAGTGTTGCTCTACTAACACGGCTAATACTAAACTGAACTTGTTGGAACAATCCAACTGAACTGAAAAGGTGGCTCTAAATGAAAATCAACAAATACACATTTCGTAGATTACTAGCAGGAATAGTTATTATCCCTGCCGTTGCTATGGTCTATACCTTGCTAGTTGCTATGCTCTACGCTATGGGTGCTGGCTGGTCTGGTGGCGTGGCTAGTGCTTGGTCTAATGGTCTTATGTTTGGAGTATTGGCAACCCTAGCCTTTGCTCTATTCGCAGGGAGTAAGAACTAATGAAATACTTACTAATGGCGTTAGGTGCTATGTCTATCCTTACAGGTCTGTATTATGAGAACACCGATACATCTGGCAATCCTATCCACTTCTTGATTGGTGGCTATCTGGGTATAACCCTAATTCTTGGTGCTATTGTGGTTGCTATTGGGGAACGAAAAAAATAAAAAACTTGGCTTAGTGTCCCTATTCCACTAAGTCAAAAATAAAGGCGTGTCCAATCCGTCTTTGAGTTGGTCTAGGTTATGCCCCTTACCTAGACCAACTTTTTTATCTTGTTGCCAGCCTCATAAGTTTTCATTTTTTCTAATAGATAGGAAAAACTTTTCCAAAATAGGAACATAACACGGCAACTTGTGTTTAGATAGATGTAGCCAATAGATAGGAGATAAAAAATGGCTGATGTAAAGTATCCAGAAGTAAAGTCCGTAAAGTTGATTGGTGAAGATGGAAACGCCTTCTCAATCCTAGCCCGAGTTATGAAGGCTATGCGTGTAGCAGGTCTGTCTAAGGAAGTCCAAGACGCTTACTACAAGGAAGCCACAAGTGGAGATTATGACCACTTGCTACAAACAACTCTCCGTTGGGTCAAGACCAAGTGAGAAGCCTAACACCAGAACAAATCAAGGCTAAACGCCAAGATGAGATTGCTTGCCGTATTTCAGTTGGATTATTCTTAGTTATGCTGATAGTCCAAATCATTACCAATCTCTAAAAATCTCCCCCCTGCCTTCTCTCTCTTTTGGCAGGGGGGAACTTTTTTATTTATTGGCAGACCAAAGACTTTTCATTTTTTCTAATAGATAGGGAAAACTTCTAACTAATCGTGAAAAGTTTTACTTGATAGTGATAAGTTTTTATTGTCTGGAAAATACAACAGACACTCAAAAATAGGAAGGCAACAAATGACTAATCAAGTTTTAGTTATCAGTTTTACAGGCGAACTAAACACGGCTGAAATGCCTGAAAATCAGGGACTAGCATTTCTACAAGAACAAGTCGGGGGTTATGTTCAGGTCATAGACCTAGTTGGAGAACTAGAAGGCGTATCTCTCTGGGTCAATGAAGAAGGCAAGATGTATGGTCTGCCAATCAACGAGAGTGCCACTCACCTTTGGGAAAAGTCTTATGGCAAGACAGATGTTATTGTTGGCAATGTAGTTATCACAGGTGGAGCAGATAACGCTGGTGAAACTATGCCCCTAACAGATGGGCAGGTGGAAATGATTACTAACGCCTTATTGGAAATGGTTAGTTAGTAATCAGTTGGAAGTAAGTCCCCCCGATAACACGGGGGGATTTATTTTTTTTATTGTTGCCAACAATACTTTTCATTTTTTCTAATAGAACAAACAAAATCCACAATTTCTCTCCAATCTATGTTTAGATAGTTATAGCCAAACGATAGGAGATAAACAAATGGCTACTGCTAATAACAGAACCCCTAATTGGAAACTGCCTAGGTTGATTACTGACTATCAACCATTTACCAATTACAATCACTCAATCCGTGCCGATAAAGTGGAAAACATTTATTCCATTACTCATTGGGCTACTCACATACTTACCCTAGATGTAGATACTAACAAAATCTTATTCTTGGAAACTGGGTCAATCTCTCAAACTACTAGCACCCTAGTTGGTCGCATACTTAGGGCATTACCTAGAACAAGTGTCCTAGACTTCTTAGCAACTGCCGAGATTAGCACGGCTACTAAGCGTAGATTGTCTAAGATGTGCTGGAACACTTAGTCGCCTAGTAAAGCCCCCTAGTAGTCTAGGGGGTCTTTACTTTTATAGATGTCGCCTCAATAACTTTTCATTTTTTCTAATAGATAGGGAAAATAAAAAATAAAAATGCTTACTAATCGGGAATAAAAATAGTAGAGTTGTGGTTATAGATAGTGTCCCAACTAACAAAGGATAAAAATGGAAAACACAAACTCCAACTCAACCCCTGCCCCTGAAACCTGCCCCGGCTGTGAAGCCGAAATCACAGAGCGTAATCCGTTGATTGACGCTGAACGCTATTCGGTTGGTCCTAATCTTGGTTATTGCGATAACTGCTATGACCCAACCCCTTACTATCCAGACCTAGGGTTCTAATGTTCATAGAACTTGACGGAGATGCCGAACAGGCAGAACTCTACGCCCTAGGGTTGCTCAAAGAGCCTAAGGATAATGGAACTCTAACCCTTGTCCCTTGTAAGCACCCTAGGTTCTGCCGAACACACGGAACAACTAGGATTAGAGTTCGCTTGCTCAAAAATAAAATCAAAAGAAATCTCAAAATCGGGAATAAATCTTAGAAGTTATTAGTTCTAATAAGTGAAAGGAAACAAAATGACCGAAAATGAAAACCCTAAGCAAGACACCCTAAACCCGAAGTTTGACCTGAATACTCAAAAGGGAATAGGTGAGTTTTTACAATGGCTATTTGACCCCGAAGTAGATAGAGCAATAGCAGACTTTACTAAGGCTAATGGTGGTGATGTAAATGAGAACTAAACTAACCCCCGAGAGAATAGCCGAACTTGACCGATACCAACTACACCGAGAGTTTGACTTGATTAGGATTGGTATGGTCTTAGGTCTAGTCCCTTGGAGTAATCGCATAACTATTACTCGCCTAGTTCGCAAACTCAAAACTGAAATCTAAATCTAAACTAGCCCTGCCGATAGAGCAGGGTTAGTTTTTATTTTATTGGCAGGAACAAAACTTTTCATTTTTTCTAATAGATAGGAAAATAAATGAGAACACGGGTGGTTTTCCATTTGGAAATGGTGTAAGTTGGAAACAGGTCAAAAGACCTAACTCAACTACTAGGAGATAAAATGCCAAAAGTAAAAGTCAAGTCTCAAAGTGAAATAACTTGGGAGTGGTTCGTTGCTAGATACACTAAGCAGGGCTACAAGTCGCTAAATCAGTTCGCAATCGCAACAGGATTACAGAAGTCCAGCCTAAGCCGTTATTTCCACAAGCAACGCCAACTGCCAGCAGATACACTTGCTAAGTTGTGCCTAGCCCTAAAAGTGTCCCCTAATGAACTTATGAAGGCATTAGGAGAGTGGAACTAATGGAACTGCCAGAAGACCCTGAACCTACTCTATGGGAGCAAGAAGTTTGGGAGCAGGAGCAAGAACTAAACGCCCCTGAACCTGAACTTGATACTCCCCTAGAACCCCTAACTGAAAAGTATGGTTTCCCGTTTGACCAGACCATAAAGCAATACAAAGACGGCAAGATAAGTCCAACTGAACTTGCTAGCGAGTTGGAGTTTGACGGGTTTGACGGGGACATAACCGACATACTCTAAAAGTGTCCCCTAGTCCAACACGGGCTAGGGGAAAACTTTTATTTTATTGCTACCCTCACAAGTTTTCATTTTCTCTAATAGTATGGAAAATACAAGACAAATGTTGCCAAATGGGTCTATTTATGTTTAGATAGTTATAGGCAAAAAGCCGAACAAACAGATTGGAACTTTACAAATGGCTAAAACTGAAAACCCTTACAAGAACTACTCTGCTGAAACTCTTGGCTATGCCATAGAAGAAGCACAACGCCAACTCTCTCTCGGTGCTGGTAACGCTGAACGCTTGCTTGCTATGATTGACCAAATGAGCGAAATCTTAGAGCAGAAGCGTAAAACCGATTTCTGCCAACACGGCGTCTTCCTTTATGGTGATGTGTCCCCGTCTTGCTGGGAGTGTGAAGCCTAATGAAACTCAATAAGGCTGAACAGGCTAGGGCTAGGGTAGAGCGTTCTATCTTAGCCCTGCTACTTCGTGAGCGTTCTAGGAGTAATGCTAGTGGAACTCACCTGAACAAGTCCAATAGGAGAGCAAGAACTCGCCTAGCAAATAAATCCAAATCTATTAGGGAGCAACTATGAAAAAAACTTTTTACTACTTCGCTTACAAAGTCCTAAGAGCGATTAGCCGAACTTCATACTTGGTATTTCACAAGTCGCATAACTTGGCTTACACGGCTTACTCTAAAAGTGGTAAGCACAAAAAGCGTAAGCCCCTAACTGCTATCTATAACTTTTTTAGAAGATAGTAAAGCCCCCCTAGTCAAATGGCTAGGGGAGTTTTATTTTTTATTGTTGGCAACAAAAGATTTCATTTTTTCTAATAGATAGAAAAAAATAGAACAAATAGTGTGTTGTATCTAAAAGTTTTAGTAGTATCTAAATAGCAACACAAACAACTAATAATGAAAGGTATCAAATGAAGACATTTTTTCTTCGTGCTTTGGTTCTAGTCCCGATTGTCGCTATTGCTTATCTGTCTCAAAAGATTTCGGGTATGTATCTGCTATCTTGGGTAAGGTATAGCCTAGATGATGACTTGGTTATGTATTCTCGCTGGGAAGTAATCTCTTGGGTCTTTATTCTCTTGTCTGTCGTTGCTCTAATCTGGGCTTGGGTCGCCCCTAATAAAGATTAGGTTCTCCTAATAACCTAGCCCCCTGCTTATGTAGGGGGTTAGTTTATTTTTTATGGGGGGCAACAAAAGTTTTCATTTTCTCTAATAGTAGGGAAAAACTTTGTAATAAATAGAACAAATGTCGGTTGCTTGTGGTTAGATAGTTATGTAGCCACACGGCTACAACTCAACCTAGAAGAAGGATAAGAAGATGAACGAAACTCTCGTAGAACTCTTTGATAACCTATGTGAAGACGCTAGTTATGGTGGCATTGGCTACTGGGCTAGTGAAGCGACTAACGACAGAACTACCAAGACTTATGATGTGGTAGTTATGGAAGAATACCTAGATGACGAAATCAAGTCAAAGACCCTGACCTATGAAGACTTACTAGAAGCAAGCAGGAAACTTGCTACTGGTGAAGTCAGTATCAACCCTAGAACCAAAGCAGTATGCCAACAGATTATTAGCGACCCTACTGATGTTGATTATGACGCAGAAGACGCTGATTGTATTGTTCAGGTTGCTATGTTTGGTGAAGTGCTTTTCGGTTAGTCGCTGAAAAAAAAAGATAGTCCCCTTGCCTAATCAGGTAAGGGGATTATTTTTATGTCTGGTATGTCGCCCAGTTTTTTATGACTAGCCCCACAAGTTTTCATTTTTTCTAGAAGAGTAGCTACTGGTATGTTGCGCTTGTAACACGGGTACTTATTTTTTGTTAGTTAGCCTGGGTAAACTCTTTGACTGGAATCCCTGCTAGTTTCATTAGTGCTACGCAACCATTAGTGCCTCTAGAGTCAACTCCCTCTATGTAAAAGGCTAGACCCAGGTCAGCCCCTAGGCTAACCATTTCAGCATTCCTAATAGGACCTGCTGACTTGCCATAGTAGTTCCAGTCTGCGGGATGGGGCTCAATAACTGCGTCTGGGATAAGCACTCTAGCCAATGAGTCAGCCAGTGAGTCAGCCCCTCTGGCTCTGCCGTGGACTATTGTAAGTGGTCTATTGTCTGCCCACTCCCTAAGTTCTGTGATTGCCTGTGCCATAAGGTCTAAGTCAGTGAACTCTCTTGAGCCACATATGATTACTCTTAGCATTTGTATCCTGTTCTATTGTTGCTAGGTAGTGACAGTGTAGATAGATAGACTACCCTAAAGTTTTAGTGTTTGGCTAGTGATAGGCTGAAATATTTTTTGCTAGTTTTATTAGTAGCTGGTAGCCTTCACACGGCTGACACTTTTGAATAGGTGCTATTTTTTAGGCTGACACTTTTGAATAGGTAGGACTTTTTAGGTTCACACTTTTGAGTAGGATTTAGGTTGACAAGAGCTTAGCAATAATCAGTGGAACTATATGTCTGTATGGGATAACTTACTAAGTAGTTATGGGGTGGAATAGTTGCTAGGCTTTGGGAAGCTTTTCAGTAAGCATTAGTAAGGCTAGTCTGTAGGCTTCCCGTTTTATCTGTGCCTCATATTGTTGCTCATAGACATAAGGGTCTTTAGAACCTTCAGACATAGCACTCTTGTCCCGTTCAGTGCTAGTACTAATCCACTTGGCGTACTTATCTGCGACTCTTGCAATAATCCTTGCTAGGTTGTATGGGGTCTCAGTCTTGTATAGTTTTCTGATTACTGCCTTGGCGTACTCTTCTGGGGTTATATTCATTGGTATATCCTACACTAATGATAGCCAAATCCCTAAATGATGTAAGGCTATGTCTGCGGTAGTTGTTAGGTTAGTGTCTACTAATACTAGAAGAACTAACCTACCTACATCAACACGGGTGTTTTCTTTTTTGAGGGGTACTACTCCCTTTAGGTTGACTAGGTCTGAAGTAGTTAGGACAGCCTTGCCTAAGTAGTAGTTGTCCTTGCTCTATGTAGTCCTGCTCGCTTTGATTGATAAGTGTCTGCGGTGGCAGTGTTACTTAAGTATCTACTTCTGTATTGGTGTAGGTAGTCAGGTGGGTCTAGGTGTCTGCGGTAGTGGGTAGTTCAGTGGTGCTATGGGGTGGGTTGGTAATAGGTAGGCATTAGGTAGTTCAGTAGTGCTATGGGGTGAGTGCTATGGGGTTGGGTATTGTTAGTTGTATCTAGTGTTTGGTTATGGTGCTCTGCCCACCTAAGGTAGGTGTGTCTTGATGTAGGTGTTTGCCGTAGGTACCTAGGTCAGGTGTTCTGTGATTGGGTTGTCTGCGGTGGGTGTAGTTGGTGTGCTTGTGTATGTACCTATGTCTGCGGTAGTTGTCTAGATAGGTATCTGTAATGTCTGTCTATCTATGCAGGTGTGTACGCCTGTAGTACTAACACGGACTACTTTTTTATTTACTAATCCACTGGTTGTATTTGTATGTGGTACCCGCTTGAGATTTGTTTTGTAATGTTGTCCTTTGATTGTGTGACCTATCTTTGTATCTATAGTTGACGGATGTAGTGCTTGCCCTTATGTCTATCCTCTATGAGTATGTTCTTGTATCTATAATCTTGACTTATGTATCTATGCGGTGCTCCTGTCTAGTAAGGGTAGGCTTACCTTACTTGTATGTGTTGGATTGGTGTGTATGCTGCTGCTTTCGGGTTTTCGGGTTTGCGGTTTTTGTTAGTCTTTTTATGTGCGGCTATTCCTAACTATGACCCTGTGTGCGGCTCATCACTTCTAAGCACTCTTTGACTACCTAGGTGTATCTGTGTATGTATTGGCTGACCAACTAGTCTTGCTCGCTCGTCTATCAACTAGCCTTGTTTGACTGATTTTTTGTCTAGCAAACATTGTCTGTCTAGAAGTAATTTATTTACCTCGTTCACTAAAAGTACCCCCCTTGCTGTTAGGAAACAATTTTCAGTATTAGCAAAAGAGTGCGCTGCCGTCTCGCAGGCCAAAAGCAGTTAGCGTTAAGGTATCATTTCTTCCGTACAGTACACTAACTTTGCCCGCTATACTAGAAACATGTCAGAACGTAGATCAGCTCGTAATCAGCCGCTTCCTCCAGAAGAGGTAGCCCACCTAAATAAACTAAATCAGGACGAACTTATTAAACGCGTCTACGATCTTTATCACCAGGGCTGGACCCTCCAGGCGATTGGGGATGCCCTGACCCCGAAGCGTCCTCGCTCAACCATTCGATCTTGGCTCCTACGCCACCAGCTCCCCGCAGAACGCGATTTAGTAGACGCCCCTATTAATTTACCTATTCCAGGATATAAAACCCATCCTGAGGGCTACCAGCCCCGTAAAAAGCCGTCTCCAGGAATTCTGCCCGACGAGCTTGAGTTGATTAGAACGTTGGCTCCTATTGCACGTACTTATAGAGCTAAAATGTCCTCAAATTCATCTGCTGCAGTCTCAAATGACCAACTTACAGCAATCTGTATCAGGCTAAATCAGTCAGGTGTTTCAGTCCGTGAGCTAGCTGAGGCAGCTGGAGTTACCTACCGTGCTATGGTAAAACGTCTCGGAAAACGCTAAATTTGACAAAGATGACTCCCATCCGTGATAATATAAATAACGGAGAGCTTATTTTGCACTAAAAGCAAGATAGGCTCTTTCGCATAACTGAATAAAGAATGTCACTTCGACAATAAACGACCCCAGTGCTAACTAACAAGGAAAGGTAAGGTCGCTAAATGAAAAAGTCCATTATTGCAGCAGTTACAGTGCTGACTTTAGCTGGATGTTCAGCATCAGCAGTATCTGCAAACGCCGCTCAAAAATTAAATGCGGTAGTGCATACTACTAATGAAAAAACAGCAACTAATATTCTTGAGACAAGATATGTCGTAAAGATTACTAAGTTGCAACGCAACCTAATTCAAATGAAAAAGGTTATCAAATATCTAGAAACCCGCGTAGGAAGAACTTCCTATGTGTTTTCTGGTGCCAGCCCACGAGGCTGGGATTGTTCAGGCTTGGTCCGATGGACCTATGAGAGGTTTGGCCTAGAACTGCCCCACTCCGCCAATAAGCAAGCTCATTTGGGCAAGCGTGTATCTAAGCCAGTTCCTGGAGATATTGTTGTATTTGCCTATAACGGCAGTACTAATTTCTACCACGCTGCTATTTACATTGGTAATGGTAAAATCATCAACGCTCACTACGAAGCTAGAACTACAATCATTCAACCATTGACTGATTACAAAGGTAGCCAGATTCGTTTTGTGCGTGTGATTGAGCAAGAAAAGGTTATTAAAAACCTGAGCCTATAAGCTCAAGCCCTGGGACATGGCTTAAAACTGTCCCACCATAAACTTCAACTTGCACTATAATGTAACTTATGATACTTTTATTCTTTATGTTTAGCATTATTCCCGTAATTGCGTTTACAGGCGTGTTTGCTTATTTAGTCTGCGAGCTGTATATTAGGTTTAGAGAATATAAAAAACAAAAGCAAGAAGAAATTCAACCTCTTCTTGGTGTCATCTATCCGAAAGACGAAAATGATTAAATTTATTCTGTTCCTCCGTTCCATTTCTTGGGCAGCAGTTGTGACGTCTATTCTTATAGTTGCATCTGTTGCTTCTGCCTTTATTACAGGCACAATTCCAGTTCCACTTTCACTCGGACTTTCTGCTATTGCAGTAGCCCTACTTTCAGGGAAGGAGTGAATATGGATGTGTTAACAACAGTAGCTTTGACTTTAGCTGCCATTGTTGTTGTATCGGTGATAAGCATTCTAGCTATAGTATTTTTAGCTGCATTTTTAGGTGAACCGCTAAGTAATAGCCAAGAAGATTTTGAAGAATCAGATGCACTTATAGAATCAAGTAGAAAGAGATAAGTAATGCCAAAAACAATTAACTTAAAAGTAGATAGCTACGAAGAACTAAGAGATGCACTACCGACCTCAGGGCTATTTGAGATCTTTGATTGCAATGTAGAGCTACAATGCAGTCCAACAGCTCCATCCTCAGAAATAGATAAAATGTTTGGCATTATTCGATCAACGATAAATATTGTTAAAACTCGTGTTACTGAGATTTACGACGAAGATGAAGAGAAGCTAGAAGAATACTTTCTTTATAACTTTAAGATCTCTGAGGTTCCCTACAGAAACAACCAGGGACGATTTCAAAGATAATTTGACAACTAGATAACAAAGGATTAACATTACAACATGACAACTACACAATACATTAAAAAGAATCAGCAACTGCCTGAGTACATAATTAACCATTTCAAGGATATTCCAAGCAATGTTAGAGATCAGTTAATTAGAGGACTCCGATTTAAGGGATGGACGCTAGAAGCAATTGCCTCTGCATCTAATCTAACTAGAGAAAGAGTAAGACAGATTGCCTCAACACCTTCTTCTATTTCTGTTTCTTTGACAGTAGAAATTCCAGAGCCTCCGATTAAGCCAGAGCGTCCACGCCCTGTTTATATTGAACCGAGTCCAGCTACATTAGCTAGGCTGCTAGAGCTTCAGCCTTACGCTCAACAGGTGCGTTCGAGTGGCAAGAAGTATCGTG